GAATGGCGGCCTTGAGAACAACTGCCCCTGCTCCATTACGAATACTGCCACTTGCAACAGACACCTGTACAACAATAGTTTCTCCGCCCCTGTCAACTTGCAATAACCATTTATCACTACTTGATGACGGCTTTTCGGTAACGGCTACTCCTTCAGGGGCTACACACAGCCACAAGCGACCGTCATACGATACTCGGTTGTGATTATAATAAGTCTTTGAACTGATCCACTCGCCACAATCTATTGTCATAGGAGTAATAGTGCCATCGTAGTTGACAAGCTTAAATAACTGTGTGGAGAAAATTACTTTTCGAGGGCTTACAATTGACGTCATGCGCCCCTCAAGAGTGTATGAGTTTACTCTATCATACCATATAATAGCAGGGGCTTCATCACCATTCACTACAACATAGATTAGTCCCATGCGGTCGGTATTGGTTCGGCTGCCGAACTGGACAAGGCTATCCCCTGCTTGTGGCACATCACTTCCTGCTTCACAATCGCTTATGGATAAGTCTATATAATCTTCGCCAACAGCTTTAACAAGTCTCCAATAGCGTCTGTTGCCAACTCCTGCATAGCGTCCCTCTTTGATATTTGAAACTTGCATGCGTGCTTGGTCGCCAACCTGCCAAAGGTTTGTCGTGGCTGTTGTGCCATCGTCCTGAAAAAAGTAACAACGATACACCGACGCACTCGACAAGTTGGCTTCTGTTGTGTGTGATAATACCGTGTTGTTAGCTGGCAGGAAGCGTCCTTGTGTGGTCAGAAGACGCGTCTTGCGCTTCACCTCTTCTCCGTTTTCATCTAAGAGGACCACCTTTCTTATCTTTGAGCCACAAGCCGAAAACACCATATTGCCACCTACATAGGAGAGTTTGCGAAAGTCTAATTCGTTAAAGATGGCCTTGCCCCACACCGCGAGGTCTGTAATGGACAGCTGATATTTGCCGTCCTTGCGCTGGGTAATTCCGAAACCACTCTCTGTTATGGGGTCGAAATTGGGAGACAGCAGGGTTTGTGTAATAATGGATAACAACGTGGCCTTTGCGTCAGCATCTATGCCGTAACTGCTGCCAAAGGATAAACCTTTAAGAAAAGTAATTATTTCTTTGGCGGCATCGGGGGAGGTCTTAGATAAGTATGAGGCATCACCGATGCGTTTTATAAGCATGGAAACATCACTTGTTGACATACCTCCGCTGATTCCAAGTTGAGCAAATAAACTCCCATTATATATGCGGTCAATCGTTGTTGTTATTTTTTGGTATGTACTCTGCTGTATCTTATCATTCAGAGTTAATTCTACCTTTGGAGTAATCCCCTCACCCTCTTTAATGGTTAGGCTTTCAATCGTGATATTTATAATAGGAAGAACCTCATCTTCATATACAGTTTCTGGTATGCCAAAAAACGGAAAGCGCAAACCTGCATATAAGTTCCAATAGACGGACTTTGTCACGTCTCCAGCTTCCTCGCATCTATCATAGTTACGTGCAAGATATATGTCGTCCAAGTGTGGTTCATAAGTGTATTTTGTTTCACAATTATCTTTAAGATATTGTGTTGCTGCAACAAGCAACCTCTGTTCTGCGGCTTTAATATATACGGAAGGCATTACAATACCTAAAAGTACATAATGGTCTCCTGCCTGTATTTTGTTACTCGCGTTGGGGTAGTAGGTGTGCAATGATGTATCACTTGCCCTTGTAAGAGAAAGTTGCCAACCCCAATATATTCTCCCATCTTTGGTTACTTTTACCTTTTTTACATTGTCTCCAATTTCAAACTCCCTTGCCACGCAATAGCCGTCTGACATAACGAGTGTAGGCTTATCATTCCCATTAAATTGGGCCTTGAAGTCCTTTATCCCCAAATCCTTGATGATAACATTGAACGGAGTGTTTACAAAATTGTCATAATAATGCCATTCTGCCCAACGGTATTGCGACTTGTAGTCTGTTCTCGTGCTTGGCTTATTTGAAGAGTTTCCAACAAAATATTCTAAATCAAAGTTATTTGTGCCTATATCTCCTTTCTCGACAAGAACTTCAAAAGTTACCCTTACGTCTGACTTTTCTGTTAATGCAATACTCTCTATTTGTGGTTCTAATTCTTTCACATCGGGTAGAGAAGGTAGCTCAAATTCAACATATTGGCTTTCTGCTATCTTGGCCGAGCGGAATTTAGGGCTAAGATATGTACCAACCAAAATCTCTCTTAATGTAGATTTTGGCTTTACATAGACTTTCATTCTATAGCCGACATTTACCGACGACAGGTTGCTATTCAATAGCTTTATACCACACCATACATGACCAAAACTTGCAGCCATAAAATAGCTCCCTGCGTTTTGTTCTTGAATAGTAAACAAGGTTTTCTCGCCCGTAGAGTAGTAGATACCGCTTTGATACATAGAATACTTTCCTACAGTGCTGAGCGAAATGACGGCATTAAAGTCCTGATAAGGATAATTGTTTGCTCCTTCTTGTGGCATAATACCGTCGCCTGTATTAGCATTATCTATCAAATTGCCATGTTTATCCAAATATCCAACCGCGAGTATTTCGTCTATTCGCTCCAAGTCGTCGTAATTTGTGAACGACTTGTGGTTTCTGCTATCAGGTGTCGTACCTTTTTTCTCTGTAAACCCATTCATGTCCTCACAGAAAGCTCCACGCAATTCACCATAGGTGGCTTCCTTTATAGTTGGGTATATTTCTTCTAAATCCTGATTAGAACCGTCCCAAAGCCCAACCCCCTCTCGTAACCCCTCTATGGAAGACATGCAATCATCATTCTTGTCTATGTACGCGTCGTTTGTATCACCAAGTACAGCACAGAGGAAAGGGAATTGCTTCTTGCGGGCAATGTTGTTCTTTGCCTTCACTTCGGGCTTCTCAAACGTGTCGGGAAGCTGAAGGTTTTGAGGGAATAAAGATTGTGATAGATTGTACTCCTTATTATAGTACCTATATGGCATATTCTTTATTGACCCCATTGCCCGCAAGCGAGTGATAATTTGTTGCGATTGATTGGCTGTTTTCTTTATTTCAAAAAGGGACTTCCCTTGATGGTCGGCATCTGCATACCCCTTGCCATAGCCAAAATAGAAATATCCATTATCTCCGCTATTAGTATCAATCGTAGAATTATCCCCAGTTATAGCACCAAGAGTGTACCCGATATAAATATCACGTCCCTTGATAAAATAATCAAGTTTGAATGTTGTTTGTACTTCTGACAAAGCGGCGGCAACGGTCGTATTATTGAATGATAGGATTTTGTCATCTGAATGGGTTACAAGTTGCGCTATGCCATTTTTGTCTTTTGTAGATGTTAGATTTACGTGTATGTGCCATCCGTCTTTAGGGAAAGCGCGGTCAAGATTGGCTTGTATCTTCCCTGCGAGGGTACAAACGGGTGTATAAATTATACTCTTTCCCAATACAATAGCCTTTGTCTCTCCACAATATAATTGGAAATTAGAACTTCCTGTATAGTTTGTTCCAACAGCGGCAATATAATCTCCAGTAGTGGGAGTTATGTCAAGCATTATAACACGGCCAAGATCGGTAGACACGCTATCAAATCTTACGTTTTCATATTTGAAAGCATCGCCCGTTCGCTTGGGTTTAGCCGTTTGGCTTACACTTGGAATATTATTGAGGTAAAATTTTTGACCACGATATGTACAAAAATCCCCAATAGCAAATGCTATTGGTACTTCTGATGATATGCCAAATTGGAGATACTGTTCTCCAACACTCATCGCCTTGTCGTGAAATTCCCATTTCTCAACTAAGCAACGGACTTTTTCTTTCCCGCTCGTATCTTTATATAATATGGATAGCCTACTACTTTTCATCACACATTAAAATTTAAGTCACTGACTATGCTTAAACCTCCTGCCCCAGTTGCGAACACGGGAGCAACATCAGTAGTAGGGTCTTCCACACTAAATTTTACTTTGAAAGAAGCAACGGCATCAGGGTCGTTGTCACCATAAACATACACATCGTTGTCAACCGAAAGTGCATGAATGTCTTTTCGCCCTATCTTTGTATATTCATCATATATAGCTAACCTGCCGCCATTAGCGTTTGCATTACGACCATAAATGAAATTGATAAAATTAGAAACATCTTGAGACATACTACTTTCAGTTCCCTTGTAAAGAAATTCGACTTCTAAATCATAGTTTTTTATTGGGATTTTAGCAGGAACGTAGACGTCTCTTCCATCTTCTCCCGCCCAATCTCTCGTTGCTAAATCCTTTGCTTCGGGATATAGCTTAAAAGGGAACTCTTTGACAGCAATTTTGAATGCAGACAGCAAGTCTACAACAGGACCTTTTGTGTAAGAAGTCCCATTGAAATTAAGTTGCTGTATATATACTTTCTTTATTGTCATAGAAGTAAAATATTTTTACAAAAATAGTATTTGTGTTTATGATTTTGAGTGGTTATCACAAAAATGTAATTAGTTATGCCTGAATTTTGTATTCTTGTTTTTTATATGGTCGTATGCTTTGTATATTTGCATAAAATGGTTCTAAACATGGAAGTAAAAGATTTAAGTAGTCGTTTAAAAAAAGATGCGATAGCATTGGGGCTTTGCAATCAGTGGCAAAAAGAATGGAAAGACAACGAGGATAAACAGTCTCTTATAAAAAAGTATTTTGACGGACTTGATTTTCCATTAAAGTACCATTGGCCTTCGAATCAATTTATAAAAGAAAATTTTGAACAAAATCTATTGCGAAAGAATAACATTCTCGTTGACGACACAAGAAGTTTGCTCAACCCTGCGGAGGCAGTTGTTCTTGGCAATTCAAAAGCAACTATAAGAGTAAATAGTCAGAACAGTTCAATTATATACATAAGGGACAAATCTTGTGTTGACATCTTTGCAAAAAATACAGCGTTTGTGATTGTTCATGTCTTTGAGGATGCGAGCGTTAAGGTTAAAACTTTCGATACGCCACGTGTGCTTGTTCTAATACATTCCGAGCATACAAATATAGAAGCGTCACAAGGTGTAATTATAAAAAAAGAACTCGATTATTTAAAATAGCATTCTGTTATGTAATTTCCATTTATGGAAGCCGTCTGCGAAGATAGCTTCCCTTTTTTTGTGCAAATCAAACAAAATGGGACTCGTCATTTCTGACAAGCCCCACCTACAAGCATATATATGAGAAAGGAACAAATCTAACTAACGCGCAGTCTTTGACTTCCGTAGATAACATTATGAATGTCATCTGACAATCTTTCGACTTTATTATATAAAGCTCCGTTCTCGCTAATAACAGCGCGTATTGCTGCCACATTTGCATCTATCCTACCGAGTGTGGCTGCCATGCCTGTTATTTGCTTGATATAATCTGGCCAAGCATCATTGATGAATTGTGTCTGCATAATTCTGATAACGGAAACGTCTTGTCGCAAAGCATTGATATATCCAGCAAGCAAAGCACTCGTTTCTTCCGAAGTTCCTTGTATGCCACTGTTTAACGTGGAATTACTGTTATTCTTTAATGATAACCCTGCGTCATTTAGCCCCTTTTCGTATGCAACCAACGCTTCTTGTGCGGCTACTATTGCGTTCTTTCCGTCTCCGTTTTGACCAAAAAAGTCAGCAACAATATCTGTTACTTTCTGCGCACTTCTTGCCACGTCGTTAGGGTCGAACACGCCTTTGTTGTCTTTTCCATCACCAAACAGTTTGGTCCTCAACTTTTCAAACATGGGTTCCATTATTTGCAGCTGTATCATTTTTGATCCCAAGCTTTGCAATATATTCCTTACGGTATCACCATAAGCCTTTGCCATGTTCTCTCCATTCTCAAAGGCAGACACAAGTGCATCGGATAATTGGTCTGCCCAACCTTTCACGTCAAGCCCCCAAAGTCTCTTTGCCAAGTCTTCAGAGAAAAATCGTAATTGGTCGTCAAGTTCTGCGATTTTCTGTTTACTTTCATTAAGTGCCGAATTAGACTTCTTTTTCTTTCCGTCTTCTTTATTATACATATCAACATAGTCTTTCCGCTTCTGTACCAGCAAATTATACTGTTGTTGATAGCCATTTATATCTCCGCCACCAGCTGAATTATAATAATCTTGCATTGCCTTTCCTGCATTTCCCTCTTTGTTAAAGGTGAAAGTGTCTCCAAACATTGTTGTCTGCAGGTTGTTTGCTGCGTATTGCTTTTGATATGACCGTATCAGGTCTCCATTGTCATACCCAAGTGTTCTGTCTTGTGCTTTTGCAATGATTTCTGTATATCCCTCAATTTTTGAAACATTCTCACGCAACTTGACTATTTGGCGCTCAAGCTTATTATCATGGTGTTGCGCAAAGCCCGTGTACCACCCAGTCCAAGACTTAATTACACCTCGTGCTGTACCCATTACGTCACCATTCTTTAAAGAGTTCCATCCATCTGCCGCTCCTTGTGAAGCTTGTGAAAAGGCGCTCATAAATCCATATCCGTTGCTGTCTCTAAGTTTGTCGCCTTTGCCGTTTACATAATCTAAGGTGTTGGCCAAATCGTCTAATATGCCTTTTAACTGTTGCACTGCATCGTTAATACCGTTAACAATCTTGTCAATAATAGCAACAGTAGACATAGCACCTTGTGCGCCTTTCATCATGCCGCCTGCTTTTGACATTTGAGAAGCCCCCATCTTCATAAGTTTGGAATCACCAATACTTTTAGCACCGTCAAACATATTAGAGGCTTGTATGTATTGACCTCTCGCACTGTCATATTTGTTTTGAAACAGCCCTTGCAGTCCTCCACCCATGAAAGCTGCCACATCACTCTTCCTGTCATTAATCTTTTGCATCTGGGTGTTAACCTCTTCTATCTTCTTGGAATAGTCTTTTGCAGAAATAATTCCGTGTCTAAACTGCTCTGTTAGGTCTTCTTTTATAATTTCGGCCATTTCAATTGCAGACCTTATAGATTGCGCCCAAACGGAAGCAAAAAAGTTTTTATAGCCAGCACTGTTTTCAAGGACCTTTGCGTCCCTCTTGGCTCTGGCTACACTTTCTCCATTATTATATTGAGTTTGTGAAAGTTTGCCACTCTTAAGCCCGTTGTTGAGCTTGCGCAAGGTTTCGTTGTACTCGCTGTTGATTTTATCCAATTCTGTCCCAAAGTCAACAAGTCCTCCTTTAAGACTGGCGTAAGTCTCAATGGCTTCTTTGTCTATTTCCTGTTGCAGGTCTCTCCATTTTTTTATCTCGTTAGAAATACTTTTGATTTTCTCGGCATCAGCGGTTTCTCCAAGCATTTTTTGCACAGACTTTTCGATACTCTCGTCTGATTCGTTTACATCAAAAGTGTATGGAGTCTTAATCCCCAAGCCTTTTAAGCCAAGTTCAATTTCGTCTTTCAATGCGTCTGCCACATTTTGATATTTCTCAATATTGAAGCCCGACAAAGACATGGCAAGCTGTGCGTTCCCTGTTGCCGTAATCACCTTATTATACAATTCCCACTTCTTTGTTAGACGGTCAAGATATAATGAAACCTTAGAAGCCCATCGTTCAGTTGCATCATCAAAATTGTCTGATTTTACCTGAAGTCCAGCCTTTTTTATTTCTTCCTGCAAGGCTGCAACAACTTCCTTATTTGCCTTCTTTGTTCCATAATGCTTGATAACCTTTTCGTTCAACTTATCCAAAGTTTCCAAATAGTTGGGAATATCCTCAAAAGAGTACCCTTGTTTTTTCAACAAAGAGTCTTTCCCGAAGAACTGTTCCTTGACTTTTTTTAGCGCACCTCCTGAACCAATCTTCTTTTCCCATTGCCTGTACACATTATAGGCGTCAGAGAGGGCGCGAATTTCTCTACGCAAGCTTTCTGCATAGACATCCTTTTTGTTTTTACCGTCGCCCTTTCCTTTGTTTTTCTTGTTGTCCTCCCATGACTGGTGTTCGTTGTCAAGGAAGCTTCCTTTTCTTAATATAGTTTCCGCAAACTCCTTATATTCTTTCAGTGAGTCCATCTGTCCTCTCATGTCTTGCACCTTATTCCAATCTTCTCCATGAACTTTTCCTTTATTGTCTCGATGAGACCTAATAAAAGCGTTTGTCTGTTCTTGAAGTCGAGTTGCTTGACTGTTTATTAGTTTCAAGAAAGCCTGCACTTCTTTTGTGTTTTTGAAATTGAAGTCTGGAAGCACATCTACGCCTAAAACAAACTTGATGCGCTTCGCGTTTGCTTTAAGTTTGTCTTCTGTTTCCTTGATAAGCTTTCTTTTGTTTTCGATAAACTCTGTGTAGTCTACATCTATCTCGGGGGAAACAGACACTCCAAATTTCTCTGCTCGTCCCTGCCAAGACAAAATCTTTCTAATCGAGTCCGCCACTCCATTTCCCGACTTCTCCAATTCTTTGATAAACTTTTCACGAGCATCTTTACCCATATTAGCCCACCTGTTAGCAAACTCATTAGAAGACTTCTGCATGGCAGATATTGCGCCTTTAATAGCCTCTTTTACTTTCTTTGATACATCTACTTCAGGTGTGTCTGACGTAATGGAGCTGTTTATGGCCTTATTAGCAATTACTCCAACTTGACGCTCCATGAAACGATTGATAAAGTCTTCTGCAGCGGTGAAATTCCCTTGACTCATCATTGCGTCATAAATGAATTTTGCCATATTTTCCGACAATATTGCCTGCGCCTCTGGAGAACCAACTTTCATTTCTGAATACACCTTGTTCATAGTGTCCTCAAAGAAGGTTATCATACCATCGGTATTCCCCGAAAAACTGTCCTTAAAAATAGACGCAATTGAAGTAGCAAAAGGTTTCATGTCATCTTGGGCTGTTTCTAAATGGCTTGTAAGGTTGTCTATTTTTAAATAATTGGTCATAGATAACTTTCCACCTAACCTACTTCTCGCCCCCTCATCATTCAAGATATATTTACCAAAAGCCTCATCTCGCGAAATACCAAGTTCTTTGACATATTCATCTATGGCTTTTTTGTCTTGTTCTGTAAAAGAGTTCCAAAGAGTTTCCGTTATTCTTATATTGTTTGTATAGTCGGCTTGTGCTTCGGCGAAGTCTTTCATATTTGTTCCCATGCTCTCAAGACGACCCCAAGTGTCTGGTCGCAAGATGCCTTGAGCGCCAGTATTGTTATAACCTGTTTCGATTCTATCAGCCGTCATTTGTTCAACTTGCTTTACATAATTGATGTTTTCCAGCTTGTTGAACATTTCTTGAACTTGCCCCGCTTGGTCATTGGCTTTCATTATGTCAAAATAGTCGCCTTCGTAAAAGGGGGATTGAACCTGTAGAGAGCGGTTTAATTCGTCAAATACATTTTCTATGCCATGCGCTTCAAGTTCCATTTTATCAACATCGACTATCTTCCTTGTTGCTGTATATCCTCCACTACTTGTGCTGGACGTACCCTTTATTTTCAGCACCCCATTTTTCTCATAGGGTTCAAGTAACTGGTTAAGGCCCTGAATATCAGTCTGTGCCGCATCACTTATTGAGTTTTTTAAGTTCTCTGCTTGCTCTGACGTTTGACCTAATTTATCCGCAAGAGCTGTAATCGCCGTTACTGCTGCAAAAAGCCATGTCATGGGGTTAGATAAGAGTACTACAGCCATTGCTTTTGCTGACTGGGCTACAGCTATCATGCTAAGGCGAACAGACAAAAGTCCACGCCGCCATGCCGAGAAACCAGCAATCTGTGCAGCTCTCGCCTTACCTATACCGCTTTCAACAAGTAATAACTCTCTTTGGGCCGCAGTCAATCTCCCTGAAAGAGCAATTCTTTGCTTTGTGAGGTTGTTTATTTCCTTATTTGTGGCTAAATTCAAGACTTCGCCATCATTGGCCGCAGAAGCCTTGTCTGTACCGAACCAACGAAGCCCTCGCAATCTTCCTTGAAAGAACTTCCGACTACTTCCCATAGCCCCCCACATTCCCTTCGAACCATTAAGATAAGCCGTAGTCCCCTCCATGCTATTTCTTGCCACAGAAGACGCCATAATTTCTTTATTGGCGGCCATTACAGCTTTGTTTGAGGCTAAGCCCGCTAATTTCAAGGAGGCATAGGCCAAGGCCACACCTTTAATGACGCGGACATATTTCTCCCAATGCTCTGTAAGGTTATTGATGATATTTACAGAACCCATTAAAAAACCCTGATTGCTATTGCCAAGTTCAGACATCATAATGCGGTAGTTGTTACGTAGGTTTCTTAACTTACCTCCAAGTGTCTCAAACTGACGTATCTGCATGTTATAAAACTTTCCACCTGGTCTGTCAAGGTCAAGCACAACGTCTTGTACGTCTTCAAACGGAATACTCCTCGCCCTCATTCGTTTAAATATGTCTGCGCGGGTAACATAGTTTGCTTCACGTCCTGCTCGTTTTTCTGCATCAGCCAACTCGTTATACTTAGCAGCAAGACCACCAATCATGTCAATACCTGCGTTCTCAAATTGTCTATTCTGAATACCAGAAAGATAACCATAAGACCTCGTGTGACCAAAAGCAAGGATAAGTCGAGAGATGTCAACATCAAGACCCGCACCAATATCCGCGAGCGACTTCATAGTAGGGAACATGTCTTTCGGCTCAATACCAAACGCTGCCAATTGCCTGTGGGATTTCAGCAAGTCCTCGAATGTGTAAGGAGACATCTGGGACAAATCTCGGATTTCTCCATACATTTGTTTGGCGGCAGAGGCATTATTTAAGATTACTTCAAGAGATTTTGCCTGCAACTGCAATTCTCCCGTAATCTGCGCCATGTTGGTTACAAAGTTTTGAACACCATAGATTGACAAGTATTGGAAAGCCATGCTTTTCAAATCAGACAAAACCTGCGATTGTCCGTGTGCGCTGCTCGTGCTTTGCTGAATGGCCTGAGAAAGTCTATTTTCCTCTTGGGATAACTTCGCTGTAATCCCTATAGACTGTTGTTTTGCCGCACCATTTTGCTTTTCAGCCTGTTCCTCTTGTTTTATTACCTCTTCTACTTTCTTTCTAACATCTGCCTCCTCACGCTTTGCTCTTATTAATGCAATCTGCACTTCTGCGCTACCCATATATTGAGAGGTGGTAAGTCCTGTCACGGGGTGGACGCCTCCATTGCTGGCTATCTGTTGAAGATTAGTAAATATTGAGGTCATTTCAACTTGTCGCTGACGGATAGCAGAGGTGGCATCCACCCCTAATTTATCAAGCCCTTTACCAGCCGTTCTGGCCAACCTGTCATGTATCTCCTCAAGTTTTACCATTTGTACTTGAGCGTCATTGATACTTTTGGCAAAGTCTTGCATGCTCTTTGAGAGTTGTAAACTTTTGTTACCTTCCTCAAGTTGGTTCATGGAAAACTTGACATTGCGAATAATTTCGCCCATGCCTGCCATCATGTTGAGCAGATTCTTGTCGCCACCTATAGTGCCATTAAAACGAGTGAAAGCTTCTGAAAGCTTATTGAGAGACTCTGCGGTGTTGTCTATATTGGTGCTTATTTTCCCAAAATCAAGGGCTTTTGAGGAAAGTAATGTCTTCGTTGCTTCAATGGAGTTGCGGACTTCATTAATAGTATTTAGGATTGTTGCTTTTATCTGTTCAGCTTGCGCTTGATACTCTCTTAGCAAGGAGTTATTGCCAGCTAACCCTCCCATTGCACTTATCCTGCCTCCTATGTCAGAAACATCTTTTGGAAGAGTTCTGTTATTCCCCATTTTGGAGAGGAAGTCGTTATAAGCTTTATTTAATTGATTGAAATAGCTCGTAAAGGAACTGGCGCTCACATTTGGAATTTCAGCAAACACTCCATTGATAGACTTTTTAATACGATCCAACTCTCCTGTTAAGGTATTTTTGCCAATAAAGTTTTGGAGCTGTTGCATTTGCTCCAAGGTGTTCTTGAATATGGGAATATCCCCAACATTCTTTTTCGAAATGGAATCTTGTAAACTGTTTAACTGGCCAATCGTCTTTGCCAAGTCTGGCATGTTAAAAGAGACGCCACCAATCTTTTTTAGTTCGTTGTTGATGTTCCCAACGACCGTAACCGCTTGATTACTTAATCCAAGAAACTTCTTTTCTATCTCTTCAAGCCCTTTTGTAGCATTATCTTGAATTGCCACCTGAAATTTTAAAACCTTATCACTTGCCATAATTTATTCCTTTTCTATTTGTGCGCTGTTATCCTTTTTAACTCCTATTGCCTGCTTTAAGAGGTCTTGCATTTTCCACTTTCGCTTTGATTTTCTTTCTTTCCAATCTCTCACAGTTTGGTTAAGTTCCTCTGCCGTTGGAGGTGTGTTTTTATCCCTTTCTTTGGCTTTGTAGCAAGTAAGCGGAGCGTCTATATTCATCAATTCAAGTTGTGCTATGGTATAAACCGTCCTATACTCATACATTTTTACAGGTATCAGTCCGAAGAAGAAGTATCTTGTTCGGAGGAGAAATTCTCTGTGCTTTGCGTTTGCGAAGGCTGCTCCGTACTTAGTCCTTGAAGGATATGTTCTGCTTCCATCATCGTCATTTGCAGAAGCGTATCCTTTGCCCCTATCAAGGACGTGGTAGCTGTGAAGAACTGCATCAGCGGTACTTTTTTTTTACCCTCCGCAAGAATAGGCCGTAGCTGTATATCGTCGTATTGTCTAATATAATAGAACCATCGCCAACGAAACCAATAGCAAAAATGCAACTTGAATAAGCCGTTCAGTGTATAGATTGCGGCCGCTTTGCATGACAGCTTTGCGTCGCTGGTAAGAATATCCAACATGCTTATGTCGTCTTCTGCTATATCTTCGTTATCCTTCTTCTTCTTGCGTATAAGGAGTTTTGTTAGGTATTCAAGCTGACAATGCTTGAGCCAGCGGATAAGATATTTTTTCTTTGTTCGCGGAATGGTTATTTCTGTGGGGGTGTTGTCCTCGAGTGATTTATACTGCCTCTGTTCTTCTAAAGTAGGCTGGTTTACAACAGGTTCTTTCGTCTTTCCCATATATATGTCGCTTTATCTACTGTTTTGAATTTAAAAAGGGACAGCGGTGACATTATTTCACCACCGCCCCTTGACTTTATTATGAATGAGCCTGTTATTCTATACCGATGGCTCTAAGATGCCGAATGCGTCTGCGTCAGCACCTGCAGAGATACTACCTGTTAGCGTTACAACGAAAGGCTTGTTTGAACCGTCAAACGTTGCTTCTGCCATGAATTTAACCTTCTTGATATAGAGAACCTTTGTCTCTGTCTCATCAAGAACCAATAGACCTAAATAGATGGCTTTTTGGACAGATGAGTAAGATTTTCCTTTCAACTTACCTTTGCCACCAACAGTCATTCCTGTAGGGAGGGTAAGGGTTGTATCGACACCTTCTTGACCGAAGCAGAACTTGAAAATATCCGTACCGTTACATGGTATTTCCAGCTTCACTTCACCGTCACCAGGAGTAAAAGTGTTTACCCAGTCGGCATTCATGCCATGAATTTTAAAGTGATTAACACTTGGAGCGCCTGTGCCAAAATTAAAACCCGAATCTTGCGAAACAGGGAACTCGAGCATGTCACCATCGGCAAGGGTTGCGGCCGTGCCTGTGCTACCACTACCTGCTGCGGTTGCAATTCCGCCCTTTACAGCAAATACGCTGGATATGCCACTAAAGACATCACCCTGCATGTCTATTTTCTTCTTAAATGCCATAATATTAATTTTTAAAGTTTGTATGAATTGATTTTTGTGCGGATGTTAAATGAAATGGTTGTTATCTGAAAGCCTGCCTTGTCATCGCCTCTTACCAATATTCTTGGACCATAAGCAACTATGAAATCGTCTTCAATAGGAAAAATATCCATGAATTTCTGTACCAGTTCCGATTGCTTGAGGATATTAGGAGTGTTATCCGATTTTGCCTTTACGCCGATGTAGAAAACACCGTCAGTTCTTACAATGAAGTCATCATTGCCTTTTACTGCTCGATATTGCTCCGTTGGAAGGTCTATAACAACAAACTCGGAGATTTCTTTAGCAACTTTTGGGCGATTTGACAGATAGATACTTTCTATTCCTGTAGTTTTTGCAGCAGAAACAAGAGAGTTAAATATGTTGTACATTGTCGGTTTTGGCATATCTCTAAATCTGTAAGAATGTTATACCTGTTCTGTCTGCATATTGCAAAGTCTGCATAAATCCTGCTGTACCACGCTTCATTTCAATAAACTCTGCGTATTCTACAGGGTAAGCTACCACAATATCAAACATATTGTTTCCGTCAGGACGGTAGGAGGCAAAAAACATTTTCGCGTCATAAGCACCAAGGCCCTCATCTGTCTTAATGCTTGGAACATAATGACTTGCCACCCCCTCGTAATCTTTCTTGAAACGATACTTCTTAGGGAAACTCATCTTTTCAACAGTGGCAGAGCTTGTGTTATCTGATGCGAAATAGCCTACGATAGGATTACCGTTTTTGTATAGGCACACAACAATGCTATTAAGAAAGTTTCCTGTAAAGTCATGTTTGCGGGGGGCTGTTTCACGATTTTTGATAGCCTCCGTCAAAAGGTTTCTACAGAAAGTCTTGCAGTTCTGCTCAATGCTATGTTCTATGTCTGTCTTAAACTCAGAAAAAGCTGATTTGATGATGTTATCAATTTCTAACATATCTCCAAAGTAAATGTGTACCTAAATTCCCAGGCATTCTGTCGATAACCTCCCCATACTCCTTATAAGAACCTTTGTCTAAAACTATCTTGTCTCCCTCTTGGGGGATAGTGTCGCTCGTCCATTCGTCCTGTTTTAAAGGCAACGCGAGACCCCTATAAGAGGACAAAACTTCTCCGCTGACTGACGTGGTGAGCTTGCTATAGCCTCTGCAAGACCCTTTATAAATAACAACGCCCGTTTCCTCGTCTGACATTGGGTCTTCTGATTTTGCGAAGCGTATTATTTCGCATGAGTGTGGAAATCTTGGATTATTAACAGACATTACAAATTCCTTCCTCTTCCTCCGTTAGAACGTATATTGTGAAATCCCCTTCCTACAAACCCCCACTTGTTTTCTCCAACAGTGGGTATTTGATATTTCGCGTAGATTTCATTTGCCATGCGCAAAAACCTATTAAGCACATTAGCCGACATCGTTTCTCCACCCTCACTATGTTCCCAATCTGCATCTTTGTCACTTACTTTTTGGGAAGTTGTAGGAGACAGGGCAACCCAGACATATAGACCAGCCAATGCTAAATCTCTCTGTTTTTGCGTAAGGTCAACATAAGCAGTACAACAATTTATGTCGTTCTCTGCGAGAATAGAAAGCAAGGCTTCGTCAGGAACGTTAATGTTCCTGACTTTGCCTTTAAGATATTGCTCTATTGTAAAAACAGTCGGCATAATTCACTTCTGATTAACCTTTCCACGCGGTCAAGTAGGCAATCTCGCGAATATTGTTGAATACAGGAGAAGCATATAGCTCACAATCAACAATGTTCTTCACTGGACGCTCTTGCCAAGTGTTTTGAACCATAATGCGATCCTCCACTAAATGATAGCTGTCTGACAGAGAAACACCGCCATAGGCAAGTCTATCAAGATAGATAGAGTTGGTACACTTCATTTCGAATGGGACAATGTTAGAACTGCAAGCAACGAGGTTATGCTCGTCAAAAGCTGGAGAATCTGGAACAGAAAAACCGTCCTCTTCATGCGCAGACTTGTAGTCTATAACATCAAACATCCACACGCCCATGTCGTGCAATGCGGTCAGAATTTCGTTGTTAGAGAGTTTGACATTCTCTGGCTTAAAGTAATTCATCTTACCTGTGCAATACTTGATTACTACAGGGTGGAGCATCAAGCGGTCAAACAACTCTTTTGAAATCTTCCAATGGTCCACATTTAAGCGTAGAGAGTCTGTAAGATACTTCTGTGCGTCAAGCATGTCCTGAACGGGGTCTGCTGTATCGTCAGCCTGAACCTTACCACTCACAACTTTGAACCACTCTTTGCTGGCTTTAACAAAGTGGCTGTCCGCAATAGGGAACTTGTAGTCATGCTTGATACCGTCTACAGAAAACTCTTTGATAGAGCCTGTTGACAACGCCTGCAATGTCAAATAATTCAACTCGTTGTGTACTCCGCCAATCATCATATCAGAGCGTGTCTGTACGTCGTCTGCCATAAGAATGGCCATTGGCACGTGGGTCATGTTATGATTGCGACGCATCTGGAACAAGTCGTCCTCGTCAATCGAAAAGCCGTGACCGAGCTTCAAGATTGAACCACCATAGTACTCCCAACCTCCAGTGTTGCGCTGTGGCTTGTTTGAATGAGTGTCAAGAATGGAAGCGCGCACCATGATAGGTGTTTCTTTCTGTCCCTGAATCCATTCCTTATCATCAGAGGGAGTTCCCCATGTGGCGTAACGTTTCCAGATTGCTTCGTTATACTTGGCGTTGCTATTGTCGAGAATTACGCCAAAATTGTCCGCGCCTATATATCGGCGCATATCATTGATAGAATATTGCTTAAAATCTCTCATGTGTTATCCTCCTTTATTTACTCTGGGAAAAACGGAAGAAGCAACCTGCGTTAGCAAGAGCTTTCTTCACTGCATCGTTAATAGGCGGCATGCGACGCTCATACACTGGTCTTGCGCAAAAAAATACCGCTTCGCCGTAGGCTTCATAAGCATTAGCGTCAAGACATTTGTCATAAGCAAGCAGTGCGTTTGGTACACAATATGGCTTGCCGTCAGTTTGCGCCATTGCCAAGATTGTTGTTTCAGAAACTCCTGTCGCAGCATTCACAGTCAAAATGTCGTAATCTTCATGACTACCGTCTACCGCAGACACCGCAATAGCAGTTCCCGCCGTGCCTAAATTGTCGCCGAGAATAACAAGGTTGTCACCAGCCTTAATACGAGTTCCCGTAGAAACACCGCCAACAGACTTAACAATCTTAATAGTATTTCCGCTGACCTCCTTTACCGAAAAGGTCTGTAAAGGCTTAATGGTACGTTTTAACTCGTCCACAAATACAGGAGTTCCTGCAGGAAGCACGCTACCTGCCTCTGGAAGGTCTTTTAAATCAAAATTGAAGCCGCCAGTAAGGAGTTCAGGCTTTCCCTCAAACACCCTGCGCGAGCCTCCTATCTTGCCATTGAACTTTACGTTCTGGCTAAAAGTTCCACTAATCATATTTTTTTATTTATTTGTTTAACTTAGCCTCTTATCGCAGCAGACTTTTGGTCTTTGCGGTAAGTTCGGCTTGTTTGACAGCTGCCTCACTTCGCTTCTTGAGATATTCAGTAACTTCATCGCTGCCACCTCCGTTACCTGTTCCGCCTGCGGAGTCTCCGCCAAATGGCTTTCCACTATCTCCATAGAAGTCTTTGTAACGCTCTTCGTAGATTTTTTCTACCTTTATTTTCAACTCATCTATATCAGAGTCTGAAGTTATCTCCAAATCCCTTATAGACAAATTAACTACAGCGTCACGGGACGCCTTGCGTTCTTCCACAAGATACCCCTTTAGTTGCTTTTTGATATTGCTGATTTTTTCAGCTTCGATAGCTTTCTTGGAACTGGCGATAAAATCAGAAGTTTCGCTAAGCTTACCACCAATAAGACCTCCCTTTCCATCTTCTCCGAAAAGTTTAATGTTGTAAGCTTCAAGTGCTTTTTCTACATCAGACTTTTCGTTGTTACCATCGTTATTTTCATTAGCAGGTTTTGTGCTGTGCGTCTTGGCCCACTCTGCCTTGAACTCTTCTATCTGTTTTTCAGCGAGAGACTTAGCAAGATTTTCATTCTCCTTTGCCAGACGAGCCTTTTCTTCTGCGGTTTTAGTTGCTAAATCGTGCCGATATTGCCCAGCATAGTTTTTAACAACCTCAACAGGTATCTTCCAGGTTTCGTCTGTCACCTTATCGTCATCCGCAAACGATGGTAAGAATGTAGCGACAAGCGCGTCAACGGTTTGTCCTGATAATACTCCAAAGTCGTTCTCTCCGACTTTGCTTTTTAATCCTTCAATAAGAGCTTCTTTCTCCATTGCCTATTTTTGATTTTGTAAATATTTTTCGCAAATATAAACACCCTTCTATTTTGTAAAAATAATTTACTCAAAAATCTTTCACATTTTTGACAAAATAACTTACAAACATGTGTATTGTGGGTATATTTGCGAAAAATAATGTAAAGAAAAATACAATGCAAGAAGGTGTAATAAAGCCATATACTCTTTCGAAAAAAAAGATTTACACAAATGAGTATGTGACGGCATTGAGAGAGCGTGAAGAAAAAAATAAAAGCTCAAAGGTTTTTATTGCGCAGGAAGGGCCACAGGAAGACGATTTGCATTCCAGTGTAGATATACTTATTACAGGTGGCAATCGTGGCGGAGGTAAGGCAAATCCTTATTCTACGCCTATTGCAACTCCAAATGGTTTTGTAAAAATGGGAGACTTAGAGGTCGGAGATTGTCTTTGCACCCCATACGATGGCATTCAGAAAGTAAGTCAAATTTTTGAGCAAGGCGAGCAGACTATATATACTTTTCATTTCAACGATGGGACGCAGCTACAATGTATGGACAATCATCGTTTTTGGGCGAGGCTTGGTATAGATAGCGCATTTAAAGAGTATTCTGCTCGAGAAATATTAGGCCAGTATAAAATAGACTCAAAGTTCCCAAACTCTCTTCGTAGTGGGAAGATGGACTACTTTGAGATACCACTACCTGCAGAAGTAGAGATGAATGAGAATAGAACAGAGGTGGACTTACCTATCCACCCTCTTCTACTTGGATATATATGTGGTAGTGGATTTACGGAATTTCCACGAGGGGGAGTGGATCTTGGCGGCGATATGACCATATCAAGAAAGGTTGCTGGTGCAGGCTACCGCGTGCTAAAAAGGCACGGGAAATATGTTCTTAAAGGGTTATCTGACGAAGCAAGGAGACAGATTACGAAAAAGAGGGGAAAACAGCTTGCGCGTATTCCAAAAGAATATATGACGGCAAGCATATCGGCCCGATGGGAGTTTTTGCGTGGAGTGTTTTTTCAAAATGGTTTTTCGAAGAGAAAACACCCACACCTTGTATTGCCCAATAAGCCACTAATAGAGGACATTGCAACGCTTGCGCGCTCACTTGGAATATGGGCAAAAATTTACGAGGTTGTGGACGAGCCTGAACATATAGGCTGGTGGGGGATTGTGTTCATTTGCCCAGACGACGCTGAAATATATTGCAAGGTATGCTATCAGAAAAGAGCGCATGTTAATGGAGAGAAACCCAAAAGTCCGAATAGCCCCAATGTGATTACAAAGCAGATAATGTGGGTGCAGAAGATGAAGGTCAAACAACCGTGCAGGTGCATAACGGTCACAGGGAAAGACCATTTATACTTGTCTGATGCCTATACGGTAAACCACAACACGTTCACTCTGCTAATGGAGCCGATGTATGATATACATAATTCTAATTTTAATGGAATTATACTTCGCAAAAACAAAGACGACTTTAACAATATTATTCGAGACAGCAGGAGATTGTATTCAAAATTTGGGAGATATAACAAGTCAAAAGATGATATGGCTTGGTATTTCTACTCTGGGGCTGACTTAAACTTTGGCATCTACGACATGCCATACGATGACTTTGACGACAAGTATCGCGGACAGCAGTTCGCATATATAGGCATAGATGAGCTTCCGCAGATGTCTTTCAAAATGTTCAAATTTTTACTAACGAGTAATCGTAATGGCTCAGGTATTAAATCCAGAATATTAGGTACGTGTAACCCCGACCCCTTGTCTTGGCTTAGGGTGTTTATTGATTGGTTTATTGGGAAAGACGGGCTACCCATTCCAGAGCGTAATGGCGTGATAAGGTATTGCTACATGAAAGGCGACTCCGTAGATGATACAGTTTGGGGGAATACACCAGAAGAGGTTTACGAGCAATGCAAAGATGAAATTGATAGCAGGTGGGACGAATCGTTCGAGGAACTCGGATATGACAAGAAATCATTCTTTGTCAAGTCCATGACGTTCATTAAAGCAGACCTCAAATACAACAAAAAACTCCTTAAGTCTGACCCCGGTTATTTGGCTGGTCTTCATAATCAGACAGAGGAAATAAAAGCCCGCGAATTGGATGGTAATTGGAACTTCATGGAAATGGGAGACGACATGATAAAAATGTCTCACATGGAAAAGTGTTTCCGAAACGACCAAATGCTTGGAGACCATATTCACAGAGCGACATGTGACGTTGCTTTCACAGGAGGGGATAATTGTGTTTTGTGGCATTGGATTGGTTGGCATCTTGCGGATATATTTGTCTGTAAACTTGACTCTATGTCTACTTGCCAAGCTGTAGAATCAAAGCTAACCGAATGGGGCGTAACGGAAAAGAACTTCTGTTACGACCTTAACGGTCTTGGGCAGACATTCAAGGGATATTTTAAACATGCCGTCCCATTCAATAACGTTGAGGCTGTGCAGGCAAAATACAAGAATATCTATGATAATGTAAAGAGTCAATGTGCCTACATGTTTGCAAAGAAGCTTCAACAAGCAGAAATCAGCTTCGAGCCAACTCTACTTGAACAGAAATTCTCTGGGAGGGGATATGACGGGAAACTATTAAAAGATGTTTTACAAGTTGAACGAAAGTGTATTAGGCAAGACATAAGTAAATTAGATAAGGGTTGGTGTCTAATCAAAAAGGAGCAAATGAAGAGACTTGTAAAACACTCTCCCGACTTCTTTGAAGCCTTGATAATGAGAATGTATTTTGAGATAAACAGACAATCTGTAAAAATACCATCTTGGGTGAGAAATTTTTAACAAATAAACGTAAAGGGATAACAAAATATGGATTTGATACAATTTGCCAAACGTAGCAAAGAAGAGGCTACACCGAAGCTAAGAGACCTTTTGACAAAAAAACCTTTTACAAGGGTAATGCCAGAGGGGCATTATGATCACGGAGTAAGATATGGAGACCCAACGGAAGAAGCACCAGCGAGTGATTGTCTTTACCGAAAGGTGGTTACACAAGAGGACTTCGCGCGCGAACTTGACCCTTATGGGCATCTTATTAATGACCGTGAGTATTATCACGATATTTGGAGACAAGATACGCGAGAGGAAGGGACAGGACTTTGGTACTTAGAAGAAGTTCCTCGTTACGCCTTCAGTTTTCAACATGTTATACTTCACAAACAGTTGACACACCTTACTGGTAACGATATTCAGTTTGAACTTGCAGATAAGAAAGATGATGAAGTATCACGAGATACTTACAATGCTTTCAAAAGAGGTTGGCAAGAGCGAAATATGGAAACTGCGTGGTATAAGTTGGCTAAATCTGTCAAGTCAACAGGAGACGGCGCGTTTGTGGGTTTCCTTGACAAGGGCAAGTTCGGTTGGAAAATACTATCATTTTCAAATGGTGATAAACTTTTCCCACACTATGATTTGCGAACAGGAAAGCTGAATGCTTTTGCACGCACCTACTGTAACTATGATGAGGTAGGGCGCATTATTAATAGATACGTAGATGTTTGGGATAGCAAATACTACTATAGGTTCAAGGCCGCTGGCGACGCATCTACAGCTGTCGGGAAATTCAAGCAGGCCGTTTTAAATATGTTCAATGTAAACGGTTATGTTTTAGATGAAAAAGAACCGCACGGCTTTGAGGATATTCCTATCGCATATCACAGAGACGACATGGGGGCTTGTTGGACGTTCTCGCAAGAAACAATCGACAACTATGAAATGGCGTTCTCTCGCATGGCACAGAGCAATCATGACTTTGGACTACCAATAATGTATGTTCGCGGAGAGGGTTCGCAAGAGGTATCAAAGCAAGATATGAGCCATGCTTCAAAGATATTTTTCTTACCGTCAGATGGAGATATGGGATTTCTTAATAAGCAAGATGCAAGTTCGGCTTATGAAAAAGAACTTGAAGTTTTGGAGAAACAAATATACACACAGTCATTTGCCGTTATTCCTCCAGAACTTAAGTCAGGGGACTTGCCTGGAGTTGCCATCAAGCTACTCTATTCGCCCGCCTACGAGAAAGCGATGTCTGACGCAAATGAGTTTGATGCTGTCGTAGACGAAATGGTTAGAATTTTCTCTTTTGGATATGGCGTAGAAACAAAGAATCAGTTAAAGTTCAAAAATACGCCAATATCTCATTATATCAAGCCTTATGTCCACCTAAACGAAACAGAACTCACAAATAATCTTGCAATTCAAGTACAGAACGGTTTCCTTTCAAAACAAACAGCAAGCGAGAAATCGGTTTATGCTACACCACAAGAGTGGGATAGAATACTTGCAGAAAAAAAACACGAACAGGAAATGGACTTGCTTCTTGAGGAACAGAAACTCGAAATACAAACAGAGAACGCTGTTGAACAGACAAAAGAACTGAACGAAGTCAACGGTAATGAGGGCGCAGGCGCTCAAAAAGAGGGCAAAAGTGCAAAAGGCGATACTACATCAACAGGTGTAAAATCGGGAAAAGGCGAGTTTATGTGGGATCAAAATGGCAATAAAGTAGATCCAAAAACTGGCAAGGCTTTCTCAAAGTGGGATAAATACAATCGAGAACATTAATAAGCTTACGCAAAGCATAACAAATGAAAAAGCCTGTTAGAATAAATTTAGATACATCAAAGTATCGCATGCCCACACAAGATGAGGTGAACAACGCCAAGAGGTTTATCCGTAATAGGGAAAGAACGGCAAGTGCGCTGGAAACCATTATTGACAACATTCTCACACAAGCTGCAGGCGAGATAGCCGAAGTTTGCCTTAAATACAATATCCCCGCTAAAGACTTCTCCATGGCGGCAAACAAACAAATGTTCGCAGAAGTCTCGACAGTAATGGATAGAATTGAGGAAGAAATTATGTCGCTTATCCAAGAGTATTCGCTAAAAGCGACCAACGACAAGGATAGAAAGAAGCTGCTGGCGGCGTATATTGCTTCGCTTGGCAGGGGTAACAATAATCTACAAGACACCCTTGAGGGTTATTTATATCGTTACCTATACGATTTGGAAGCGATTATAGCGGCTATGAAGCTTTCAATGGAGAATAACGCGAAACTCTCTTCTGCGGCCGTTGTGGCTAAAATAAAATCCTCACAGCACTCTATTTATACCACACCCGAAGTGAAGTCTGCCATGTCTGCCAAGAATTTGGCGGCTATGCAAGCCACATACATACGTACACGCGGCAATCATTCTTTTGACGGTGTCCCCTTAAGTTCTGTTGGTGTGAGCAATAGTAACGCTAACAATGTCGTGAATATGGCAAAAAATACAATGGCTATGGCTTGGATGAAAAATCTTGCTGCCACTTTTCAAGATAACGATGAGGTTGTGGGATATTGGGTAGCAAGAGGAAGTAGTTATGATTGTAAAATATGCAATTCGCAAGTAGGTTTTCACAAAAAAGACGATTTGGACGGATTGCCGTTGTACCATTCTCACTGTTGTTGTGTAGCTATACCTATCTATGGCGCAGGTAGTGAGGAGATAGATTTGTCGGGAATTATTTTTAATCAATAGTTATATGGATTTTAGCAAGAGAATAGAAAAAGAAGCAAAGAAATACGGAGTTGCAGCACAGAGCCTTATCTTGGCAGACTTGATGTCTACGGGATATACGGAAGCAGAAGCATACTCGATAGCATACGCAGAAAATGCAGTATTGTCGTTTCAGCAGAATCAAAGCATAAGGGAAGGAATCACCAAATCGGGACGCTTCAAAGAAATGCTAAGCGACCGCATAGAGAACCTACGCACAAGACTTCCAATATCAGAAGGAGAGGATATGGAACTAATGAGTACAGAAGAAGCCGCAAAGCAAGTTCTAAAAGCTGCACAAGCCCTGCCAAAAGGGTCGAAGGAACGTGGAGAAATGTTCGTAAAATATACGGAACTTTTGCGTAAGAATACCACCGTAGAAGCAGAGCCAGAGGAGGACAATATTCGCATTTATCTGCCTTTGAAATGTAATGACTGCCCATTGCTTCAAGAATATAACGAGAAACAAAAAGAGATTGAAGATGCTAAAAAGGCCGCTGATAGTGAAAGAGAATAGTACAGATTACGATACAGCTTAAAAGGAAAGGACTAATCGCCAAGCGGTCAGTCCCTTTTTTGTGCAAGCGCCGTATTACAAGCATACGACACTGTTACTCCTCCCACGCATGGCAGGCGAGTTAATTTTCTTATATCCAATCTATTGTTGTTGCACCCTTATAGCCTTTTTGGAAAATCATAAAACAGTATGAAACAGCACTTCCTCCAACTGTACGCGCTTCGTCAAAATCACCATTCTTTGCACAAAAAATTCTATTCACAAACTGGAATACATACTTTGGTGGTGTCTTGCTAAACAATTCATCATAGCGTTTTTTGCCTTCCAAGAACGTTGTCTTAAGAAACATAATAGAATAACAGTTGTTAGGGAGTAAGTTTAATGAGTGTTTTACAATTTCACAAGCAAATTTATAGGGAGGATTGGTGAGAATACAGAAGTCGTTACCAAGAACGGATGGCGCTGTCTCGAAAGCAAAGAAATCTTTTGTCTCTTCACCATAACCTCTATTGATTAGGTCTGACGAATACACGAAATGACCAAAATCTTTCAAACGTTCAGACAAATCGCCACGACCACAACATGATTCCCATACATTGTGCGGTATGTCAAACTTTGCTTTTAACCTGTCGATTACTACAGAATCTGTCGCATAGAAGTCATTTGACTCGCGCTCCTTTTCTGTATGACTGCTCGCGCCAAGCGTTTTGAAAACGCTATTCCCATTCCCAACCCAATCATTTGTCATATCAGTTTTCTTTATCGTTTCCTATTTGTTCTTTTAGTTCATCCGCAAGCACCATCTGCTCAAACTCTTTATTGGATAGTTCTTGTTTTTCCTTTTTGGGAATATAATCCTCCAAGTCTTTAAGCATGTCGGCAAGGATAGAGTCCGCAATAGCACGGTATTCTTTTTCCTTGTCCTCCTTTGAACTTACCTCGTCTCTTCTGTTAATAAAAGCACGTGCGCCGTGAAGTACAACATCATGATATAGGCCATCAGCAATAGAGGTTGTATTAGCCATGTTTGTTAAAAGTGTACTCAATATCTCATCGCACTCCTTTGTGTTTTCCTGGAAAAGGTCAACAACAAATTGGTACATCATTCTGTTTTGTGGAATACATACACTCCACAATTCTTCTAACGAAGCAATCTTTACCGCTTCTATTTCCGAAAGTCCATTCTTCTCAAGATATTTCTGGGTAACCTTAGCGTTTGCATTTTCTTCTCGCGCTGTTCCTTTGTCGGAAATTAGCAACTTTACTCGCTTTATCTTGAAATTGCCAAATCGGGCGTATGCCCTCAATGGCATTATTCGTTTTCCCTTTTTCTCTTCGCTCATATTAATTATTTGATAAAGCCTTAAACCTTAAGGCATAATTTTCAAGAAATCTGCAACTTTCTTACACTTGTAGAACAACTCCAAGTCAGACGACAAGCCGTTGTCTTTCATAGTAACGGGGTCTATACCTTTTTCTCCGTTCAAAACTCTCACACAAAGTTCCATCTGTTGGTAAGCAAGGGATAGTTGTTCCCTTGCTTCCTTTTCAGATAAACTTGCTACAAAATAATTAATGACTTTTACATCTTCTTTTTTCATATAGCAATCAATTTAAGATTTCTTTGGACGTCCACCCTTTTTGGGCTTATTCGGTTCAGTATCACCAGCGTTGTTCTGAGTCTTCTCGCCACCATTTTCGTCCTCTTCGGGAGACGGCAAGTCGTCAGTGTTATCTTCTTTCGAGCCTTGTTTTTCAGCGAGCTTTGCAGAAAGTTCTGTGGCTTCTTCCTCAAAACCTGCCTCCAACAAAGCGGCGACCTGCTCTTCTTCGGGCAACTTACCAATTTCTTCAAGTTTTGCCTTTCGCTCTGCGGCGGCCTTTTCTTCCGCTTCTTTTTCCTGCTGCGCTTTCAATGCTTCCGCAGCCTGCTTGGCTGTATCTTCTTCCTCGTTCTTAGCATCATTCTGCTCACCGATAGCAGTGCCAACTTCTGGTTTGCCGTAGCTTGCTCGTGCCAAATTGCCAATGTCCTCACTCTGAACCAACTTCGGGTTCTTTTCTCCAATAATTAATGCCATAATCTTTATGTTTTACTTGTTATACATTTATGTTTCCCGTTAAAACTACTCCATTACCAACTCCCAATCCTCTGCGAATACATCAGAGATAGACGGCGCCCAACTATCAGCCAAGCCTAAATTCCGTTCTTTTCATTATCTTTTTCAGATTATAAAACCTAAGCCACTTCCTCGTATGTCTTCTCAAATATATCTGGTTTGCAAGGATAAAACTCGCCATTTACGCCCTTGATAATATAATCGCCGACGTCTGCTTTCATTTCTCCTTCCAACGTTTGTATGCGCAAACCTTTTTCTTCAACGATACGCTCATACTCATCCCATTTCCAAAAGGCTACCCCTTTTGATGTAGTTCCCTTTAAGATGAATTCGGATTTTAGCTCTAAAAAAGCTGTTACTTCCGCCAAGTTGTCTCCGTTCCATTGCACAGCTTCAATTACAACAGGTTTCTTTCTGTATTTCTTCATCTTTATTTTATTTTTTAATATTCTTTCTGCAACAGTCACCTATGTTTGATAATGTGCATAAAAGCACAATGTATAATACTATTATAACAAACGCAATCATTTTTTATACACCTCCTTTTGTAACACTTTCCAACAGCACTTAGCAATCCAACCGACCAAATAAGCGGCATGTTCGTGGTCTGTCAGGCTGTACCCTATATCTAAATCGTTAAAGATAGCATTTGCGGCGTGCAGGCTTTCGTGGGCTATATTCTCAACCAACTTGCTACCACCAATATTTTTATATTCATTGAATACGATTAGGACACCAAACATCCCAGAACATTTACGCCTTATCCCAGGATAGGTTGTAGCATAAGCTTTGTCCATTTCCTTAAACTCGTAGTCTCCGTTGGTAGCGAATTTGTCCTTCACTTCATCCCAGCTTGTCGCAACCCATAGCTTACGCGGATATATTTCGCAGTTAAACTCTTTCAGCATAATAGCACCAATTTACAACAGAGAAGAAACGTACCTGAAAGCAATATAGCAATGCACAGGCATCGCAAACCCTTTGAGCAATGTTCCCAATTAAAGCCAAGAGAAACAGCCAAGAACACCATTGACGCAAGCAACGACCCATATATCAAGACGTCTATCATACTGTACACCCTTTCCTTGCTTTCAATTCTTTGTATCTTTTCTCGCTCACAAGGAATGTTCCTCTATCCTTGAACTTGATTGCGTGGTAGCGATTGTAGCCAATAAAATATTCAATCCTATCACTATCCTTATACTCTGCAACATAACCGTTCAGCGTATAGCAACAAACAACATGTCCAAATATATGACGGCATTTAGCGTGTCCCTTATATTTCTCAAAGAAGTTGTAAAGATCTATCTCGTCGGGCAGTTGAGGCTCATGAGAAACCTTGCGTGGTTCAAACTTGAAACCTTTTATTTTGTCTGCAAACTGGTGCAAATCTTCCAGTTCCTTGCGCAGAATGCTATTAAAAATATTCATATCAGGTGTATTTGTTGAAAAGTCTTTGCCTTTCCCTAAGTCAATAGTGCATAAGTAATTATAGGCTTCTTCTCTATCAAAAAACTCCCGAGCTAAACAGTCGGCACAAATATCTCTCCACTTGGCGTCATGCTCCATATTAAGATTAAGGGCATCGACAAAAGAAAGTGGGCGCAGATAAGACTTGTTAAGTTTTACCGCATAATCTTCAACCAAATAGGCATAACCTTCACGACATGCATCGTCCGCTACTTTGATAATGGCAACATCTGAACAACAAGAATAGCCTAATGATATAAGAATGTTTGCTTTCTCTTCATCTAATACTCTTACCCAATAACCGTTGTCCTTATTCATAGTCTTCGCCCTCCTCCTGTTCCATGTCTGCGTCTACAACACAATGTAAAATTTTGCCGTATTTAACTTCTCCACTATCGGTGACAGAAGCATCGGCATTGGTAATAAAGGCACTTACGTCTATACGCTCCAGCCCATGACTATTCACAAAATCACTAACAAGATTCGCGATGTCTACCGCAAGACATTTCTTCGCTATCTCAAAATCTGCTCTATCCATAATATTTTCTTTCATTTGTAATAATGTTTTAATTCATTTAACACAACTGCACTCTGCACATTCCTATCCCCTTTCTTGTCAAATATTAAGTGCATAGCTGATTTCGTGGTCGCAGAACACCTCATAGATGTTATTGCTGGAGTTCTTTCTTTTCTCATAACCAAGCAACTTCATTTCACGACCAAATCTATTCAATGTTTCTGCCTCATACATTTTCTTCTCACAGAAATTGTAATAGTCATTGTACAAGGTTTGCGCAGCTACATACTTGGGTTTCTCGTCCCAATGACCACTATATCTGATAGGACGGTATTCCTTCTGTCGTAGGAAAATCTGTACCGTCTGCCCATTCTCTAATAGGTAATCTTCTGTTTCTGCTAAACTCTCCTTAGTTGGAATAAACTTAAACCCATCTTCTTTCAATAACTTGTAACCCTGAATAAGCCAATTCCTAATTCCACTTAACTCTGTGCATAATTCGCTTACAAGGTCAGGACGCATGTCTTGCTTGGAAACAGTTGTGCGGAAATGAATAAGAAGCAGACGGCGCATAAAAGCTTCACCCATAGACCTATTACTCGGCTTCTTGTTCATATTGAAAACAAGGTAGGGAATATCATCCGTAACCTCTACGTTACCACCAATACGACGATACTCTTTCTGCTCACCAGAACATAGTGATTTAAAGTTACCCTCATAACGACCGATGTCGGAAGTGTTAACCTCGGTACAGTAATTGAATATCTTGCCAACAATAACAGCCCTGAAACGCGCTCCATCATCACCGTCCTTAATAAGATTGTGCAACGACATGGAAGATATATTGGTATCGCCATACACGGCCTTGACAACCTCGAAGATAACGCTCTTGCCATTAGCGCCACTGCCAACTAACCATAACGTTTCCTCTATCTTGCGAGAAGTAGAGTCGCGAGGAGCTATGCCCAAAGACAGATACTTCTGAAGAAGAGACACCTGCGCTGGCGTTAGGACAGCCTTTAGGAAAGAAAGCCACTTCGGACAAGAAGACACGGGACTATATTCATAAGGGAGAATAGTCAATATATCCATTCTGTCAGAAAATGAATGACACACAGGGTTGTCTATATCAGTAAAGTCATACACGCCATTGTTAAAACCAACAACGAAACGAGACGGAGATAGCTTTGACATAGACGCACCTTGCTTGGCAGCACGCAATATATTGGAACGAGCCTTAACCAAGTCGGACTTATTGATGTGAGCCTTTACCAAAGAACCATTCAAAGCCTGCTCCAATAATACATCAGACAAAGGAGACCAATATCTGCCATTAAAGTAATATACCGAATCTTCATAATAACGAAGAACCTTTGCGCAGGCTGAACGCACATGAAACTCATAGCCAAAAACTCTATCGCCAAACAAGGCAGACTGAATGACCATACGCAACTCTTTTTTGTTGTAAGCAGAGTATAATTCGTCTGACAACATGGTAACAACCTCCATGCTGCGCTCGTAATCCTCACTATGTGATACTTTCTTTGCCATCTATACTCCTAATATCAAAATTTAAAAGGGTTGCTATATAGTATATCTTATATATCTTATTTCACTATCTCTGATTTGATGATAAATCAAGAATATCCTCCATTAACGAGGCTAAGATAGGCAGTATTTAAAGGGTTAGCAAGCATAAAAGCAAAAATCTAATGAAATTCAGAAATATTATCCATTTTAATAGAAAAATCTACCATAAATGACCTGAAAATTAGATTTTAACACAAAATTAACACGGATTTTGAATTATAAAAATAATGACCATTATCACTGCAAATACCCTATATATATTGACATACACAACCAATAAGCAAAATGTTGTAAATAGCTATATATCAGTGCATAACAAGCTAATGCAAACAACGGAAATGAATAATAACAAACAAATAAACAAACAACATCACAACGAAAAAATAAAAAATGAAAAAAATAAAAATTTTTGGGAGAAGTGAATAAGCCCCTGCGTGTACCCAAACAGGGGACGCCCCCCCTTTTAACAAGGTATCACACGAAAAAAGTTACGTTATATTTATAACCTAACTTCTTGATAATCAGGGTGTTACGTCGCGCCCGCTAAAGCAATACAAAGTCATTTTTCGCACCTTTATTTTTCCTTCTTTTCCTTTTCCTTTGTTCATCATTTTGCCATCTCTACATTGCAATTTGACTACACGTTTATTTATTTTGTAAAGAAATCGGAAAATCTATTGAAAAATACAATAATATCTATTATAATACTTGTATATATTAGATATTTTCGCTAACTTTGCCTATATAAATAAAGATACAACGGTATCACTCTATTTTTAGAGATTCTTTGAAATATTGATAACAAGTTTAAAACACTTGTTGTTTTTAGATTGATTTTTTATAAACATTTAAACACAATACAATTATGAAAGCAAACGTAAAAACAAACAAAGTGAGTGAAAAAGCAGTTAACAACGTGCAGCCTGTAGACGTTCAGCGCGCAAATGGTCGTTTTAACGATTTAGAAGTTTGTAACAATATTAATATAGAAGTTACAGACGACACGACAACAAAAAGTGTTAAGCCTTCAGGTGAAAAAGAAACGGCAAACGATTTAGAGCAAACGTTATCCAAAAACGAAGTTTTTGCAAAGTTGAAAGTTTTTTTTGAGCCTAAAGACGTTGAACTTTTTAACGAGTCGGCTATATCTGAACAAATGAACCCACTACTAACGGCGGGTTTAATTACTCAGGCGGTCGTTGATGCAGCAATAGCAAAAGCAAAAGCAGAATATAAGCTAAATAATACGGCCGCTATTGCTGCAGCTGAAAATATTTCTTTTTCTGATTTTTTGGAAAGATTAAAAGCAAATGAAAAACTTTATAACGAAGTTTTAAACGCCTGCAAACTTTCTGAAATTGATGAAAGCAAAGTTTTTGATGAAGGCGGTAATATAGTTGTTTATCGCGGTGCGCAAAGTTTGGACAAAGACGGCAAAGATCGTTATATTTCAGAAATTTGCAAAGTTACGGACAAACTGGGTAAAGAACACACGGCAACCGTTTACAAGGAGTTGAGAACGGATCACAACGTTACCAACTATATACAAGCTATACGCTATTATAGCACGTACAGCGACACACGCGCAAAGCTGGCAAAAGAGGCCAAAGAATGCGAATCAGTGTTAAACGCTGCGGCAAAAGCGATAAGGAAAGCTTTAGAAACAGGTTTCGCGCTTAAGGATATAACCGACCTTCTCTAATTTTTTTCACTCACTAAAAATTAAGCCGCTGCCAGCTGTCAAAAGTTGGTAGCGGTTTTTTCGTGGCTTTACTTGTTATCAAACAAAAGTTTTTGGAACGCAGCTTAAAGGCTGTGTGTAGTTCGATTCTACAGACTTTGCTACCTGGTCGCATGCTTGAAAAAGTTCGCGGCCTTTTTTGTTCTTTGACAGTTTTACATAAAGTGCAAATGTAAAAATAGACCGCACGCGAATAACGCGCTTGAAAAATAGCCAAAATCAAACGCGCGCGTATGTGGTTGAACGACGGCAAAAAATCATGCGAATGATGTGTAAACCGTCCAGGATATTTGCAGCCGTGAATGATTCACTTTTCAGCTTGAAAAATAGTTAATGAATTATTTGCGGTATTTCCATAATTGAATTTTAAGCAACGGAATGATTTTGCCAAAAGTAATACGAGTTATTGCACACGGCAAATGATTTCCAAAAAATCGGTATTGCTTGCTTGAAAAATAGCGAGTGATGCCAAACACTTTGAAGGGTGCGAATGAAAAACTTTGCGCCTTTCGCTTATTTGAGTTAATTATTTTCTTTGCCTGTACAGATTGAAAAACATTTGTACAGGCGCAAACCTAAAAGATTTTAGCTTATGGAAAAAGTTATGATTATTCCTTCCGAGCTGTTAAAAAGCTGGGAGGAGCAAGCAATTAGGGAAAATATCCCATACACCGAATTTGCCGAATTTATAAGAATGAAGCAAAGACGGTACGAAGAAAGTTTGCAGCCTGAAAAGGAAAGCAAAAGCCTATATACAGACGATTCGAAAAGCAAACTTTCCGAATATGGTAACAAGGTAGCATTAGCCTACCTTCTGAAAATACCAAAGACCGAGCGAATAATAAAGTTTACACGGTTTGACTTTGAAGACCTGCAAAAACGATATACAAAAGTTTCCAAAGGAAAAGCAGATAAAGACAATTTTCTTTGGGATCTTGACCGCTGGTATAAAAAAATCAAGTCGGATATGAAAGAATACCGATGGAGCAAAGAAATACTATCAAGTTACGGGCTGGACTTTAAAGCAGCCACAAAATTTTACTTTGCAGCGCGCGAAATCGCTGCAGGGTGCTAATTATTAATGTTTAAAATTTACGATTATGAAAGATTTAAAATTAAACAAACGATTTGGTGTTCAGTTCGGTTATTTGCTCGATAGTATTAATACCGACGAAATCGGAGAAAATGTAACAGACAAAGAGAAAATAAACTTTGTTTTTGACACTTTCAATAATGAGTATAACGACGCTTGCAACAAACGCCGTTATCCAAATGAGTGCGAAAGATTAGCAAATTATTTGCGTTGTTTGCCTTCTTGTATACATATTGCCTTTTCTGATTATGATATTATTCAGATTGGCAAAAGTTGGGGCTATTGCAAAACTCCAAAGCAGGAAGCGAATTTCGTAAATAATTGGTGGCCTGTTATGGCTTTTAGACTTATTCAGATGCGAAACGTTTTGAACAAGTAAGTACGAAGGCAAAAACTTTGTAGGGTGTGACAACTCTACAAAGTACGATTAACAATTAAAATTATTCAGTTATGAAGTACGGTATTAAAGAAGTTCACAAAAGTGAAATTAGGGTTGGAGATACGATTTTGTGGCACGATGGCAGTTTGAAAACTGTATGTCGCGAAAATATTACCCATAGCAATTTTATGGGTATATGCCTATTTGGAGATAGTTTCCGATTAGGTTATCAGAAGGTGAAAAAGGTTATCAACCTGAAATTTTAACCTTCTGAAACTTCCAAGAGTTTAGCCGCTTTTGGAAGTACGAACAATTAATTTACATATTATGGAAAAGTTATACGATTATCACTTTCGCGCTTATAGAAGCACCACGAAAGAGTTTTTGGGCGAGTTTCATTGGAAACAGATCACCCCAAAAGAATTTAATCACAGGTTAGCAAGAGTTTACGGCCACACAAAGTTTGTAGGTTCTTTGCGTGAGTCCGACATTGCCTTAAACTGGCTTTAATCTTTCCGCTTGCATTGTCTTTGCCGACGGTGCAAGCACGATAACTAAATTTTAAGATTATGGAGTACGTAAAGACAAAAGACCTTCAGAAAAGATTAGAGGGCAAAGGTTATTCGTCTATTTCCTGTACTGGTTCAGTACGAGGAATGAAAAAGCAATACGGCTGGGACAAGGCGCAAGAGATTTTCAGAAGTGGCAAATTTATCTATGCCATTTGGGGATAAACTTAAAAACTTTCCATGATTTTACTATCGTGGAAAGTACGAATTTTTAACAATTTGAATTATGGAAAAAATAAAAGCAGCAGGATCTTTTTTCCTCAATGGGAAAAGGGTTATGTATTTGCACAATGATGTAGAGGAATTGATGCCGAGAGGTGCTAATAGGATGTTTAGATGTAAAAACTGCGGGTGGACTTGGATAGAAAGCTTGTCATCTCCACAAATTCTTGAAAAAGATGTCGCAGACAATCTTCACAAATTTTATCCCGACGGAGTAGAGTGTACAGGTTGAACTTATGCCCGCAAAGTACGATAAACTTTGCAGGCTGCCAAACATTAACATTTCGATTTATGGAAAGAATTAAAGTTTTTACGGTGGGAGTGCTTTTGCTCCTGCCGTTTTTCGTGTGCCTTATTTCAAACAGTTTGTCCTTGATAGTTTTAGGTACGATATATCTAACTATCATTTTGCGACTTGTCCCTAAAAGGTTTTGGAAGCGCTTTTTGCTAATAAATGCAAGGCTTTCAAAGATTTTGGAAGGTGGTAAATAAAGTACGATTAGCCACGATAAGAGAAAAACTTGTCGTGGTTGCTATGTTTAATCAAAATTCAAAAGTTATGAAGTTATATTATGGCGAAATTATTGATGCGGTAATCACGAAGTACCTGAACGCTGGTGGAGAAGTTTTTCAAGTAAGTGAAGGCGTACTTACATCAGGCGACTGGATATTGTACGACACGTCGGGCAAACTCAAAAACTTCATTATAAAAGAAGTTTACTTAAACGATTGGAGTAGTGCGCAAACGATTAGAAGTTATAAAAAACTTCCAAAGAAGTACGAAAGAATGATAGCGTAGCGTCTTTTTGCTCCTACCAATTTTGCTTTTGGTAGGAGTTCTTAGTTTAACATTTAAATATTCAATTATGAAACAGTTAGAAAAATTTTTCGACATCGAAACACAGTACGACAAAAAGCACAAGCTTAACACTTGTAATAAGAAAGTTCCGCAGGAATATCTTACAAGTATTGAAAAGGGCTGCAGTCTTGAACGACTTGAGGAAATGATGCACAAAAAGTTTGATGTGTTCAAATATAAAACACAGATAACGATACATGGCTTATTCCCTGAACTTTCAACAAATCGTGTCGGTGGGTATGTAAATCTTACTCAGAACAAGAATAAATCTATCGGAGTACGATATACCGCTATTGACCACGAGAAAAAGACAAGGCTGTATAATCTGCTTTCAAAAATCAGTGACTGGCATATTACAGAAAATTCCTGTCAATACTACATTAACAAAATGGAAGCATTGCCAAGTGACTGTATAAACAATCGAGAAAAGATTTTAGAGATTGTTAGGAAGTACGAAGCAGAAGCAAGGCAAATAGACAAAAGCCTGTTTGTTGGTAATGTTTCGTGCTATATAGCACGAGGTCTTTTTAGAAGCTATATGTGTCTTGACGCCAATATCTGCTGCTTTTATGAAAAGAACTTCTATAAACTTTTTGAAAACCTTTCGGGCATGACTTGGGAGGAAGGACAAAAGAAGTACGAAGCAATCAAAGCAGAGGAAAAACGCAAACATGATGAGTTTGAGGCTCGGTGGAAAAAAGAGCGCGAAGAACGAAAAGCCAAAGAAGCAGAGGAAGAAAAGAAACGAGAGGAAATTATAAACAAATTCGTTTCTGAAAACCCTGCTCCTGAAGGTTATTCCAAGCACGAAAATTACCAACCACAAGCTGGAGACAATGTTTGCCGCTTGTATTTCGATAAGTACGAAAAGAAACTTATGTGGGTGGAGCTTACATGTAAAAAGTACTTTGGAAAAGTCAAAGAAAAACCAATCGAAAAAGACTTTGACGACTATTGGTGTAAACAGATACTCACAGGCTGGGTCTACGTTAAGACAGCCTAAAATTAAAACTTTGCGTGAAGTGATATTTGCGCAAAGTACGATATTAACTAAATCATACAATTATGGGACAAAGAAACGTAAGTTACAGCGAGTTATCTATGTTAGAAAGCAGGTTTGACAGAATCACAAAAGACGCTAATTTTCCTAACGATGATATTAGGAATGAGTGTTTGCTTGACTACATAGAGCAATTCATTAACGGAGAAGAACCCCAAGTTCACTTGTCGTGGTAGTTGCAAGCGACTTCCTAAAAAACTTTCAGTGGGAGAAATACTCACTGAAAGTACGATAAATTATTATTCACATTTTAAAATTACAATTATGAAAGTTTACAACATTACAAACAGAATTAGCACACAGGCGCGTCAGGAACTTACAAACATCATTGACACACACGAGAAGTACAAAAACTCTTACTTTTTCAATCCTTCTCCGAATGCCGAGGGTAGACGTTATAACGAAAATCGTTTCAAAGAAGCTCATCCAAAAGTTTCTTTTTTGAAAGGAGAAAGTACGGTAACGGTAATAATGATGTACGAAGAAAGTTGCAAAAACGTGTATTACAAAATGACAGTTGTCATAAAGAACGGACGAGAAGAAAGTCTTGGTAATATTACTACAATTAAAGACCTAAGGTCTAACACACTCCGTGAATATTAGCCTATTCACGGAGTACGATTATTAATTTTAAAATTCACAATTATGAAACGTAACGACTTATCACAGTTCAATTTTAAATTAGTAGGTAGTGGATGCTACAGAGTTACTTATACCACAGAGCATCGGGGTGATTTTTGGATCGCAGATATTAACCACTTACACATTATTGAAGCAACGTTGCATGCGGATATTGCCAAAGCGAAAGACATTGAGCATTTGAGGTATATTGTAAAGCGAGAGGGCGTTCATTATCATGCCAACGGCAAAGCGTTTTAGTACGAACGCCGTAACAAACCCCAACAGGCATAATAGTTTGTTGGGGTACAGATTTATCTAATCTCTAAAAGCTTTCGGCGGAATAACTCTCTGCCGAGAGTACAATTAACTTAAATAATAAAATTATGGATTATTTTGAAATTAAAGAAAAAAGGGATGTTCTACATGACGAGATGGTTCGTACTATTACAGAAAAGCTGAAGACTTGCAAGAATAACGAATATTTGTTTCCTGCAAATGGTAGACCCTATTTCTATTATACAAGAAAGACAAAAGTTATAAAGGTTGGCTTGTATAAAGAAAGAGGTGCTTTCTTTAACAACCTGTGCTTTTATACAGATAATGGTGATATTGCGCTGGCTTGTTCTACACCAATAGATTCGTTACTTTGGGTTCTTTTGTACATGCCCTAACAAGGCGAGTAACCTCCATAAAGCTTTCGGCGGAATGATTCTCCACTGGGAGCGCGATTAATATTAAAATAAAGAATTATGGCAAAGAAAACATTTTGTGTAGCAAATACTCGATGGGGTTATTGTATGCAACCGTTGCTTTTCAATTCGATAAAAGCGGCAAACGAGTACGGAAGGCAATTAATCGAAGAGGGTTGCGTTTTTGCATACCGACTTTATGATGAGAATGGCAAACAAGTACAAAACCGTTAAATGTTTTATTATGACAATTGTAAAAAATCACAAAGAGTACGAAATAAACGGAGAACGTTGTTTCGTTGAAATGTATGCAGATAAGCCACATTTTTCGTGGCTGTGGCGATACGGTGTTTACGAGAGCAACGGCAAATGTGCAAGAATAATTAGTGACAGCCTTCTGTGTCGTCCTAATATTAAGAAACGTTTTGCATAATGCACGCCCATTCGGCCCATGTAAGTACGATAGCTTACAAGGGTACTATTATTAATTAAATTCAAAAAGATATGGAAAAAGAACAATTCAGAAAAGAAGTAAAGGACTTACTCGCTGCAGCTTTTAAGAGAATAAACAAAAACGTTGATAACTTTTGCGATTCTGATTACAAAGGTTTTGAAAGTTACGGGTGCGATGTTTCCGAAATGGATTTTGTTAATGCGTTGCTATGCATGGAAGCTCGCAATCACTCCGCTATTGGTTGCAGTAATGATGTGCAGCGCAAGTCTAAGAAAAGAATTGAAAGTTACATGTTATCTATAGTTTACAATAGATAGACCATTTAAGTACGAAAGCTTGGTCGCTTCCGTGCTTGCTTATCATTAATAGGTCTGCCGATATTCTTGTGCAAGCGCACGAACCCCGCGCCTGATGATTATATCAAAATAAAAGCACGGATCACATTATCAAAAAGAACAGACTTATACAAACAATAATTTATTCAGCCCTCGACATCACGGTTAAGTCAAAATTATGAAAGCATCTTATAAAATGAAGCAAACAATTAAAAGATTAGAAAAGAAATATGGTAAACTCAATAAAGAATTTGACATAGAAGTGTTTAAAATTAATAGACGCGGTGGCAGTTTTTATGATTATTGTATATTAACCTGTAGTATTTTGAAATCATTGCATATCACAGTTGCGCATGACGGTTCATATTACATAGCATAAGCATAAGTACGACATTAGTGTGTAGCGGTGTAATTTTACACATCTTGAACAGTTCTAAGAAACTAAAACTCTGAACATATTAATCTATGTTCAGGGTACGAAGACATTTGTTTTTATAATGTAATTTTAGTGTTTATGGCGTGGCAATGCGATTAATTGCCATGCCAACAAATGCCCAATATTATATTTGGGGATAAAATATTAATTACTTAAATTTGCAAAATTATGAGAAAAGACGAATCTATGAGAAAGAAGTACGACGTACCCTTCAACGAGACCATACCTCTGGGAGAGGAAAAGTTTGATGTTAGCAACTTGAACTATCGTCACAAAATTTGCTATTTCCCAAAAGAAAATAGCATAGTTATAAAGTCAGGTTATCTTGCCGTAAAGGTCGACACAAGCTTGAAACAAATAGGAGAGTTTGAAGAGTTGAGCAAGTTGGACGCTCCGCAAATATACCCAGAGATTTTCTACGACGCATCACTTGGAGAACTGTACGATGGAGACAAGGTTTATACAGCAAGCGTTCAGCTAAATGCAAAAGAAATGCTGTTTTGTAGAAAACACGGGAAAATAGCCACTTATATGCGCTCCCTAATAAGAGAAGAAATGAAAAAAGAGAACTTTAAATAAAATGGAGTGCGAAGTAAAATTTATCGGCGAGAAAGAAAATGTCGACAAGGCCACAAACGCTTTGCGAGATTTTAATTCCGTATTGCCTGCCCCTGAAGAAATTCAAATCTACAAAATGATTCCCATATCAGAAGATTACTTTTACTATCTTCTTTCTACTCGAGGACTTGTTAGCGAGAAACAAGGAGAAAAATCACTAAAAAGATTTGAAGACGAAACTGCCAACATGAATGAAAGTATTAAGACATGTTATAAGTTTATGGCAGAACACATGCTGTATCTCTATGACAAGTACGATGCGTGTACATTGGAAGCGTGGAGAAAAAAGAACTGGGACGTTTCAGAGCAACCTTCTGTAAGCATTTGTGAGAATGGCACAATAAAGCTATGTAGCGACACTTCTCTGCCAAAAACTATAATTGACTACATCTGCGAGAAATACGACGTTACAGCGCAAATAAACGCATAAGCAGAAAGTTTCTCACAATCAAGACGGGTGTGGTAACTCGTCTTGGTGCATCTATAAACATATAAACAATTTGGAATATGAAAAACAAAAAGATGACGTTTGAGAAGTTTTACAAAGAGTGTAATAATCTCTACAATATGTACGAACCTCATTTCTTTCTACAAGGCTGTGAGATTTTCACCAATTTTGAGGGAAATGAAATAGACAATGGGTGTTGGTATTGTGTCGTAAAAATACGTGACCACGTTCATACTGTACTTGCTTATGACCATACTGGGGACAGCGATGACGATGCTTTTGTGGTAAATTGTGACTGGTCTTTGCAAGGTTTCGTCAACGGACTTGGTTATTATGCAGAATGTAAAGAATTTGATAATTTAGAAGAAGCCTTTTATTTTATGGTACAAGAACCCTCTCGATATTATCAAAACTGCACGAATTTTGTTACAATTGAAGACATAAATGTTCCTGAAGAAATCTACGGTAGGCGAGACGGGTGCGCCCTCATAAAAGGCATAGAATTCATAAAAGAACACGAAGATTGGTTTACAGGCAAAACCATGCAAATTAAGCTGGCAGACAACACTGTACTCTATCAGAGGAAAATCAATTAGGAGCATTGTACTACATAGGGGAGTTACAACCCCTATGTAGTGATATTAATTATAATTTGCAATTGTATGAAAGCACAAAAATATGTAGGTTGTTGGTACTGTGATAATATTATAGACCACCCCGACCAAGTAGGATTACTGTATCTTGGTTTCCCAAGATGCTTTGTGTTAATTCCAAGCAGTAAAGAGTTTTGTTTTTCAACCTACGAGGATTTTAGAAACGGCGCAAGCGAGATAAATTGGCTTGATCCGAAAGATATTTGCAACTACTCCGAGTACGATAAAGAAAAAGTGCTAACTTTGTTATGGAACTTTTCTGTTGAGCAAGAAGCGAAAGAAGAAGAATTGTATAACGAAAGCATTGAGGAGGAATTATAATGAGAATGCCGACTAAATTTGTTGCAACCTTTAGCGTGAATGACGGCAAAGTGGAAACTATGGAGCATGCTAACAAATCGAAGATGGTTGACGAACTACGCAAGATTATCCGCGAACAAGCGGGGGAGAGTGGTTGCGGTAAGTACGAAATAAGAAAGGTCTACACAAGCGAAGAACGGAAACTTTTATCCGTCCCAGACAACATCAATGGGCAGGTTATCGAGTTAGCCGATTTTTCAAACGGCCGAAGATGGACGTGTGAAAGACCGTTCAAAAAATATTTTTAATGAAACGTTGGTAGATTTTTGCAAATTCTTAAAAAAAAGACAAGCAACATGTCTACCTTTGCGTTGGTATTAGTTTTTCACAGTAACAAGATTGTTTAAGGATTTGCACAAAGAAAGGATGGGAATTTTTCTCCTGTCCTTTTTCTATATAAGAAAATATCACCGCAAGTAATACATGGTGCAATTTTTGTTCCATTACAAAGCTATTGTTATCGTGTTCAAAGGTAAAATCGTCAACAATATTAATTATCAGACAGAGGGCATTGTATAAGAAAGTACAATTAAGTTTTTATTTTCTTACAAAGTTTTCATACCTTTGGCCATTACAATCTATAAACACAATTATCAACCTTTAAACAATAATAACTATGAAGAAAATTTTAGTTTTAATGTTTGTTGCCATTGCAGCAATGGTGGCATTTTCGTCGTGTGACAAGCCTATCGTAAAAGAGGCAAAGTCGTTTCTAAAACAGGGCGAACACACTCTTAAAGGGAAGTTTGGAGAAAGTGCACATATTTCTAATATAAACGTTATAGCGTCTGATACCACATATTGTATTATAGATTACCGTTTAACATCAGACAAAGAAAGTCCTGCTGATATGGAAATGATTTATTGGCATGAGACAAACCTAAAACCTATGGGTACGACATATTCTTTGAACACCAACAAGTCTTGTTTACAACATGTTGAAAGTATGATTGATAGCAAGGGAGAATTTTATGGACAATCCAAGGACGAAACCCTCAAAATGTTTGCGTTAGCAAGATTAGGGCTAATGAACAAGGATATATATAAATAAATTTTTATTATGTGTATCGTAGGATTAATCCTGACAATCATAGAGATTGTCATAATATGGATATGGGATTTTGTCAGATACGGCATACCATCGTTAATAATTGGTTTCATTCTGTATTATGTAATACTATGGGTTGGAGCAAAGATTGAAGACAGGAGATCAAACAAAGAGTAAAATTTGTCCGCTAAAATTTGTAAAATTCAAAAGTTATGTGTATCTTTGCAACGTTACAAGTTCAGAGAGCGATGTATAAAAGCTCTCAAAATATGAGGGCTGTTTTTATATAGTCGCATTTGAAAAAGAAATTAGATATTGGTGTAGATACCCCCATTGCATCGCTTAATGGCATGCAAAGTTCTCTGAACTTGTAACAATGGGATAGGTCTACACCTCTTATTTTTTTATATTTATGTTACACAATCAGAGTACGGACGTAACAACGTTCAACAGCGCACAATTCGGGGATTTGCGCACCCACCAAACAGAAAGCGGCAGTATATGGTTCTGCCTTTCAGATGTAGCAAACGCTTTAGGTTTAGAGCAAGTATCACGTTTGAAATCAAGACTAAACGAGAGGGGGGTTACTACTATTAAGACCCCTACTTACAACCAACACGGCGCTTTAGTTATGCAAGACCTTAACTTCATTGACGAGCCAAACCTCTACCGCTGTATTTTCCAATCTCGTAAAGCAGAAGCAGAGCAATTCCAAAATTGGGTATTTGAAGAGGTTCTACCCTCTATTCGCAAAAATGGCGGCTACGTCGTCACGACACAAGAGGACACACCAGAGTTGATTATGGCTCGTGCGCTACAGGTGGCGCAGGCGACAATCACCAAGCACGAGCAGATGTTAGAGCAAGCAAACGAGCGTATTTCAATACAAGACAGCCAAATCCAAAAGCTACAGCCCAAAGCAGATTTTGCTGATGCGGCTTTCAAAGCGGAGGGTAATGTTGATATTGGGCAAGCTGCAAAAATACTTGGATTACCTTTTGGTCGTAATACACTTTTTAAAAAACTAAGAGAAAAAGGTGTCTTTTTTGGAAACAGGAACGAGCCAAAACAAAGATTTATAGACGCAGGCTATTTTAAACTAACCGAACTCCCACCTATTAAGCGAGAAAATCATACAGATTTAATTGTAATGAAGTGTATTTGCACGCAGAAAGGGCTTGCATATATTAATATGCTTTTTGGCGGAAGTTTTAGCAAACCTACACTCACAACAATCAAATAAACACATAACTAAAATGGAAAAGAAAACAAATAACAACATAATGCTTGAGAATGTAAACGTAGGTAAGAAATTTGCAGATGCAGCAACTTGGGTTGAAAATCTACACCTGTTCTTTGACAAAGAAGACAGTCAAGAAACATACTTACAGAACCAAAGCGACTTATTCGCACAGTTAACAAGTGCAATACAGGGAATGCTTGGGCGCGAGGTATATTGGAATATCGTAGACAAGTCTACAGAATAATTTTAAATGTTAATAACAGGTATGCGCTATCGTTCCTTATAATACGGGTAGCTTTCATAATTGATAGGGTGGTACGGGAGAGAAGCCTGTACCACCTGCTTAAAACAAGTCATACATCTAAAAAAACACAATTATGAACAAGGAAGAATTAAGAGTGTTTCTCGGAAACAAGTGTACCGATAAACAATTTACGTCTATTCTATCCAATACATTTATGGATAATATAGATTGCTATTCATTTGAAACATGGAAAAAGGGCTTTATTGGAGCTTTTATCACAAAAAACCCAACGCGCCCACAAGTAGTAAGAATGATGTGCGATGCCCTGCACAAGGACATAATCAGATGGGAGGACCTTACAAAGGTAAACCTTGCGACTATATCAGAGTACGTCAAGTCAGTTGTATCTCCCAATAGCTCATACACTTACCTATCTCTAATAAAGGCATTGCTTAACGAATACTCGGAAGAAGGCGTTATACCTTGCAAGAATTTTTCAAGCGCGCTTGGCAGCAAGAAAGTTCCATCGCAGCACGTTGCACTGACAGAAGAAGAACTAAATGCTCTTGACGCATACAGGCCGAAGAGTAAAACAGAACTTGATACCAAGATTATATTCATGCGTGCATGCTTGACTGGTAGCAGAAGTTCTGACGCAAAGAAATTCTCAAGGGAGAACGTGTCAAATGGGATTCTGTCTTATGTGTCACAAAAAACAAAGACAGAAATAAATCAGCCTGTACATAAACGGCTATCCAAGTATTTAGACAAACCTTACAAAGAGCATCTTACCGCAGTATTGAACAGAACCATACAGCGTATTTGCATGAGTATCGGCATGACAGAAGAAGTACAGCTTTATGTCGGTGGCAAATTAAAGAAAGGTCAGAAGTGGGAGTTTGTTACCATGCACACCGCAAGGCGCACCTTCTGCACTATTCTTGCACAGAAAGACGTACCCGTCGAGGTTATTAGAACGCTTGCAGGTCACAGTACAACGAATATGACAGACAGATATGTCTGCATAGACGGGAAGAAGCCTGGAGTAAATGCAATGGCATTTTTTCAAGATGTGTAAATCAATATTAAAAAAAACAAAATCACAAGCAAACAACCCAATCTTCCAAAAAAATAATAGTTTCTTTGAATTTTAATACAAGCAAATCTATGCTGTTGTTATCTTTTTCTTATACTCTTTTGTTTGTCGCCCTCTTCGGCTTAATTTTTTGGTGCAGGTGGCACAACTCCCCTAAACACAGAGGAAAGCAAGGAGAAGTGGCAGTACACAAAGTTCTTCTACAATTGCCTGACGAATATTGCGTAATGAGTGATATTGTCTTAACAACAAAATATGGAACAACACAGATAGATCATATTGTTATTTCCAAATATGGTCTATTTGTTATTGAAACAAAAAATTATAGTGGTGATATTTACGGAAATGATGACCGTTTGGAATGGACTCAAGTGATTGCAACAGATGTAACATACAAGAGAAGCTGGAATACGTACACCTATATCACAAAGAACAAGTTTTACAACCCAGTGAAACAAGCTATAGGACATAAGTTTCAATTAAAAAAACATCTGAATGAATGCCCTCATGCAAAAATAATACCTATCGTAGTTTTTACAGGCAGCGCCAATATAAGCAAAGTAGCTACTAAGCATCATGTAATATATGTCTCCGACCTGCTTTCTACGATTGAATCATATAGGACGGCATACGTTACAGAGGAAGATGTTTTTAAAATCTTTGAATTACTCATTAAAAACAACATTCGTAAACTTGTTGATAATAAAGCACATATTCGTAGCGTCCGAGCAGCTAAGTACGAAAACGACCGCAAAAAAGCATTTGGAATATGTCCAAATTGTGGTGGTACGCTTGTTTTAAGAACAGGGAAGTACGGTAGCTTTTATGGCTGTTCTAATTATCCCCAATGCAAGTTTACAACTCACCAATAACCACCATAAAGATTTAACCGCCTTTTAATTGAACACAATTTAAAACCCCACACAAGCTCAACAACTTGTGTGGGTACATTTTTAATCACCAAACTCAATGTTTGGTATTTTATTTTTCAATCTTCTTCTACCATTCTTGTCAGCTTGTCTATGACTATACTGAATTGAGTATAGATGTATATAATCTCTCACCTCTTGTGGGCGATAAGCGGCCAATTCTTTGAATCCGAGATAAGAATAGTAGAAATCAACCTCGTTTTCAAATCCCATTATACGACAAGCTTCGGCAAAAGTAAAAGTTCGGGCATAGAGTGGAAGCCAGTTTTCCATAAAGGACTTTATGCCCTTGTCAAAAGGACACTTTAATTTGCGTTCTAACCCACGAATATTCCAAAGACAAGTATTTGTGCCATTGGGTTCACATAAGCGCATTAGAGCGAGATTTATGCGGAACTCTGGGCGTTCAACAGGCAGACTTTCAAAAAGAGAAAGCAAAGCGTGGTATGGAGTGTATTCCCAAACAGTAACTAAGTCTAAGAATACCTCAAACAAAGGCTTCCCTTTGTCATGTTCTATATTCCAAACAATATCGAGCAGTTTTGATACTTGCCAATACCTCACAGAACCAAAGTAGGATATACTATTTGTTTGATTGTCTCCATTTGACAACTGTACAAAAGCGCGATTGGAATATAACTCTTTATATGGGTGTTCTCCAAGTAGACTTTTCATAGATAATACTTGCTGCATTACTCTATGATTGTCGTCAAGCAAAAAGCACGCTATCAGAGTGGCTAAAAGTTTATCACCGTAGTCTTGGTAGTAATCTGACAAAATAAGCGGAGAGAGGGGGTGTTTACCTCTCCCTTTGTACTTATTTGCAAGTTCTTTAAGCCAAGCGCGATGATTTACCCCAAACTCTTTGTAGAACAAGGCTAAGTTCTTTTTCTTCAGTTCTTGTTGAATGAATTTTCTTCGTTGCTTTTCTTGTTCTGTTAACATAACTTGCTACACTTTCAACTTAAACCCAATCCGAATACTCTCCTTTTTGCAAACAAAATCCTTTGCAGGGGTATTCTCGCCATCTTTCCTGATATGAAGATTTACCAGAAAGCTCTTGTGCTTTGTATGCAGGTCATCGTAAATCTTCAAAGCCTCATCATAAGTAACTTGTAATGCACAATCCATATAGTCGCACATCTGTACCTTGTCAGAACTCTTGCCGTTCAAATCATAGCTTTTTAGATACCGAGTTTTCTTTGAGATTTTGTTTGTCAGCGCAAAGATGATGTTAGGCTTATTTAAGTCGTTCTCGACGGTGAGAAATACCCCATACGATGTTATCTTTTCGTTTGAGTTCTGCCTTATCCTTGTGAGCACATCGTTTACGCTATCAATGCTTTTTGAAAACTCTGCCTTGCTTATATCTTGGGTAAACTCTTGCACTTGTATTCTCCGTTTGAGTTTATTGTCGTACACTTCCTTTTCAGAACAATAGTACTCAAGTCCTTTCTTGGTGTGCTTGGCGATGATATAAAACTGGCTATGAGCAACAAGTTTTTCAATCTCACAGCTTCCTACATAACAATAGGAAGCCCCTTTTTCTCTCAAAGAACAGATGGCTTTTACCGTATCTGCACCCCCAAGATTGTCTATACTTATTGCTTCTCCCAACAAAGGGGTAAGCACCAACTTCTTTCTAAACGACCAGTCTCGTTTGTAAGACTTGACAAACATTATCACTCCGTCTTTGTCTTTTGGCTTTACTGCTAATCGTAACATAGTCTAATACCCTCCTAATTCTTCAAGACAATACTCTTTAACAGCGACCTCTGCCTTTGATAATAGCAAAGACAAATCATGGCATTCATCATCAAAAACAACAACGTCGCCACCGTCTTTGTCACACCCTTTTCTTGTTATCATCAAGCACCAATCGGTAATACTTGAATAATAAAATTCTATATGAAATTTATGGACTTTTACTATCTCTGCTAACCAATTTATATCAGCCATAATTATCTTCCTCCTAAAAACTTATTGATAAAATAACTACACCCCTTGCCTGTAACCTTAGTGGTTATCGTGGTGTGCATAACTCCTTCGTTTCCACTACGCACCCCCTTCTTTATTTCAAATAAACCTTGCTCGATGTATAGTTGATTGGGTATATTGTAGTACTCCCCTTTCTTTCCAAGATAGCCATTATTGCGTAGCCACTTGAATAGTCTATTTTGTCCTATCTCATATCCATTCTGCGTAATTATCTTGGCAAGTTCACCAATCAGACAACTTGACTTACTCGCTTCAATGGCATTGGCAAAAGCTACTTTCGGGGCTTGTTCCACTAATTTTGCGCGCAACTCCTTGCCCTCTTGCTGTAACTTTTCTTTCTCGGCACGTTCTTCTTTTAGCTTTACAGCGAGTTCTATCACGAGATCAGGGTTGTCAACCATTTGCTCCAAAGTTGGTTGTGTAGCGGTCATACCGTGCTTTAGCAACTCTTTGATACGGTCATTGCACCACAGCCTAAAATCAACAGAAAGCCATTGAGCGAAATCCAAGGCAACATCTTCGTGTAACCACGTTCCACCACCATTAATAGAGCTGCCTTGCTTGGTTATAATTAACTGACTTTCCGAAATGTGAGATTTTCTCACAATTGCATTTACCAACTCTATGGTAGTTGGAAGACGGAGATAGTCAATTGGTCTCTTATCAAAAGCCCTCGCCATTTCCGTGGCATTGACCATTACCCCATTTCCACTACTAAACGTTATATCACTTCCGTTATAATTAAAAACTTTAATTTTATCCATATCTTAAGTTCCTTTGTTTTTCCCTTAATCATTTACTATCTTTTTTAACCAATTTATATCTGCCATGACTATTTGTTTTTTTCGGATAAAAAACATAATGATTAGGAAATGTTTTTGCAACAAGTTCCATAGGTTTTTCGTTATGCCAATTTGGAACATAGTTGCATATTGCAAAGCATTTTTTTAAATCTAAATTTAATTTTGGTAATTCTTGCTCGATAAATTCTCCTGCTGTCATATCAAACAACGTGCAATTAGGCGCACAAAAATACTCAAAATGAAATCCACTAATCTCATTCAATGGATTTACTGCATAAACACGCTGAAACTCATTGAATAAATAACTTTGTGCATTATAGCCGCACCCTATATCTATTATTATAAAGTCTTTTGGAATTATTTTTGATAAGTGGAAGTAGGTATTGACAAATCCGAGAAAATCTCCACAAATTTCAGCTCTTGTGTCCGAAGAGAAAACTCTCTCTATTTCTACCTTAGGAATAACAGAAAGTAAGTACATGCTCACCTCTTCATTGGTTTCCATATATCAATCTTTAAGCCTTCTATCAATCCACTTATACATATCCAACACCATGAATCTTTTGCCAGCAATAGCGGCAATGTTAAGATGCCCCTTCATGTCCTGCAATGCCTGTTCATAGCCTTGTATGTACGCCCTCCTTTCTGCATATACAGAAACGGGTGCGTCATCATCATTAGCACGTGGATAAGCTATGTCAGCTTTTTGTTCAATCTTCTTTCCCATTACCCTCAGTTTATATCTTGACACTCGGAAACATCAACACGCAACACCTCTTTGTGGAAGCGTAAATCTTCTACGGTAAGGTATAAGTCGGAACTGTAATAGCCATTGTTGCTTCCATAACCCGGAACTGAAACAGGATGACTGTTTGTCGGCAGCAGTCTAATGCCAAAATCTTCAACCCGACAAAAGAAAGACTCGGGATTTTCCGTATCTACACAGAAGAGCATACCGTCTTCCACCAGTTCTTCAAATCCAGAAAAATCCAAATAGTGTTCTTCGCAACAATCTTGGCAATGATAACTGCTTATTCTTAGTTTTTCCTTGTTGTCATTCTCAAGAACGATGTACTCGTCATCTATCTCCGCTATTCTTAAATTTTCGTATTTCATAATCTTACCTTTTAGAATTTACTCTTTTTCTTGATTTTTAATATCAATAACCGCCAACAGGCAGTATGATGCCATATCCATCAGAGAATCCACAACACTCTCGTCTTTCACTTCCAGTTCTCCTTTCTTGCAGAATGACTTAATCCTATTTAGTTTGTCATTCAGCCTTATAGCGTATGAAGTCAGCCCAAATTCTCTGAATGTTTGTGTTGTACTATCCCCATAGTCTGCATTCTTTTTTTTGAATGTTTCAAGCATTTGTTGGGTAAGTTGCTTGAATTGCTCCTCTTTACGTCCACAAGCATAACGTTTGATACCATCTGGCTCCATATAAAGAATGGTATTGTCTTCTTCATATATACACGTGTAGAAATCGCCATTTATACCCTTGACAAGATATACCTTATCCCTGTAAAAGCGATTCTCAACAGCCCTCTTTCCCTTCTCTGTCAACACGACTTTATCTCCAACCTTAAATTTTGCTTCTTTCATATCTTTCTACTTATTATTATGGCAAGTATGCTTCCACACTTACCAATTTCCCTTTTCTGTCTTTCTTGTGATTTCTGAAACGAAAACCATTTCCTCCTGCCATAAATTCATCTGAAGCATGACTATCAGACAAGCAAAGTTTTATTATAGCTTTGTTATAGATAGCGTCTTCTTTTTTGTGACAATCAAAATATCCATCATCAAGCAATCTGTTCAATACTTGTTTAATGGCAAGCAAGCGTATTCCATAAATTGTTATGTTGTCTGACTTATTCATATCATCTTTCTTGTTTACACCAATTATCACAACATTTCCAATACCCTGCCTTAAACGCTTCTTCAAGTGTCGCTTTCGGGTGCTTCTTTATCCACTCGGCAGCATGTCTGTCTATTTTACTTTCCATAACTATTCTGTTGAGTTCCGAAAAATCCTACGTTCTCTATTTGTCTTGTATTTTTTGCAAAGTTGACAGCCTTTGCAATCTTCAATTCTTTTAATGCGTCTGTTCCTTAATAATAAACAGCTCATATCGGAATCAAGCGCACGGGAAAGAAGACACCAATCGGGTTGTAAGAAGTCGCTATACCTTTTCTTATCTTTTATTGCCTGCTGAAACTCTGCATCAGACAATTCGTGAAAATATACTTTCATAGCGTGAACAGCTTTTCAATAGGTTTCTTTGTAATTGTTTGGTTCATGGCACAAGTAATTTGCTTTTGCCAAACGCATTTGAAGTCATCGGGCATTTGGTATTCCGAAACGAATATTCTGTAACCCTCTAAATGTTTTTGTCGACACCAATCATAGAACTTGTTATAATTAAAGTCTTTTGATGTTGTGTATTGCTTTACTCCTTTGTAAGGAATATCACAGTAGATGGTTGTTCTGCCAGCAGGCGGCAACTCCACCTCGTCGTAACTACCACAGCGGAAATCAACGTCTTTCAATAGTGGTATTTGTGGCTGAATGTTTCGGATTGATTCGGAAATATAATCTCTCGTCTTGCCATTACCAATCTTCACACAATGACCACTGTACCCACCAGAGTAGAAGCGACCATTCACACTCGCCATGAATCCCACCCAGCCGATAACATCTTTACCATAACAGGAAAAGTCTCTCTTGTTGTATTTTTCTCTTATATAAGAATACAATTCCCTATCAATGGTAAGCGGTGGTTGCCAACCTCCAATAATAGCTTTCCACATTTCAATTAGATACTCGTTTTTGTCATTCGCAATTCGCTTGAAAGTGTCTGGCACTTTATCCAATAGATTGCAGCCACCACAAAAGGCATCTACAAAGTAATCGCCATCTTTCATTTCGTCAAGAATGATAGACAGTATATCATATGCAATTCTACGTTTGCTTCCTAAGTATTTCATAGTTTTATCATCATAATTTGCTTAATAATTTCCTTTTCTCTTTCGCAATCACAACCAAGAAAAGTTTTTGCTTCTATAATATCATTAAGAACTTGTATGATATTGTCCTTAATTTCCCCTGTTCCATCATGTCCACAAATCTTGTCTATTACAGCATTTGTTGGAGAAATTTTTGCTTTCAGTTCTTCTAAATACTTTTTGAGCAAGAATAGACCATACTCAACTTGCATCTGTGCTTCTAATACAGTCATAGTAATTTATCCAAATAAGTTAAGTTGCTTTATTATTTTCCCACTCTTTGTCTTAAACTCCCCAAGACTCTCGCGCTTAAACCTTTCTTCCATAGAATCCAAATAGTCTTTATCTATTTCGCACCCATAAAAATCAAAGCCAAGCTTATACGTAGCAATCCTGCTACTGCCGCTCCCTAAATGGGTGTCCAATATTCTATCACCTTTCTTTGCAAATGTTTTTAGCAAATAAGCATACAGCTCAACTGGTTTTTGCGTTGGGTGAATCTTGTCTCCCGTTCTATTATCAAACCGAAACAGTTTTGCAGGGTAATCAAAAGAAGTCCAAGCGAACTCTACCTGAGAAAAGTTTTCCCAAGGTTGAACTTTATCCCAACAAACAAAACATCTTGTAGGTGGTAGGTCAAAATAGTTTCCACCCCAAATGATTTGGTTTTTGCTCACCCTAAACAATTCGTTAAAATACTCTTTTGAAGGAGCTATATCCCAATCTATAATATGCCCCTTGTTGAATTTTCTATTTTTTAGCTTACCTCGACCATTAGAACTATCTTTTGGTAAGCCATACGGTGGATCTACTATGGCTAAATCAAAAAACTTATCAGGTATAGACTTCATATATTCCATACAGTCCATATTATATACCTTGCTAATCGACATTGTTAAATAGAGATAATTCTGTTATTTTCTGCTTCTTCCCTATGATAAAATCACATATAAAATTACGAGCATAATCAGGAGAGATTAGCGACCGTTCCATGCTACACACGCCAGCTTGTGGCGACATCTTTGCTTTCATGATAGTTCTCTTTTCTTTGTCATTCTGCAAAGAGCGCCCATACGTTGGCTTGCAATTAATAAACCAATAACCCGTTGGCTTTACAAAATAATCACCTCTCAGCATTCTGTTTCTGTCTATAATTGTTGGCTTAGGGAAGTTTTGACCAGTCATTAAATAATTCGGTTCTGTAGCGGGATTTTCAACGATAAGCCTTAACCTTTTTCTGAAAGCAATCCAAAGAAGTTTATATAGTAAGGCATGAAACATTGTCCTTTTGTCCAATCGTTCGAGCGTGAGTTCTATTCTTTCACACATGGTCTTATTTCTGTAGTTTATGCTTGTTAAATCAAAACAAGTTTGTTGTAAACTCTCAAAATAGATGCAAGGAAAGAAAGCCATTATCAAGTCATCTTGACTAATCGTGTCAAACACGCTTGCCCCCCCCCGCATAGCATGTTTCGATTTCCTTAAACAAATCGGTAACATTATCTGTTTCTCCAAATTGATTCTGAATGTCGTAGTCTTCTGCTTCATATCCAAGCTTAATGAACTCTTTTTTGAAAGTTCCGCTTTGTTCAAAGAAACAATGTATTTTACCTTTTATAATCATAGTACTTTCGCATATTCAAACATTACTTTTATGCCACAAGCAAGCGCAGCGTTTAATTCTGCACGACAACCAACAGAATGTTCCCATCCGTAAGCCATAAGGATATAATCGCAATTAAGTAGCAATCTAAAGTCCTCTCTTATCTGTGTTTCATAGGAAGCATTAAAATCCACTTCTCTATCAAATGGAGAAATCGGAATATAACCTTTGTTGGTCAAATTGCGCGATAACTCGGTTATCCTCTCACCAACTTCGTCTAAATCCCTGCCTGTTATTGGCAAGGATATGTAGCATTTTCTTTCTTTCATAACTCAAATAAATTTAATTGGTTATCTCTATTTAATTCCTTAAATACTATCTGCTTTGGCAGAATTTTAGAACACAGGTAAACGCTACTAAATGGGGGCTGTGTCATGCTTGTCAAATTAGTTTGTTTATCAAAATACCGAACCCGTTTGTCAAAATACAAAACCTCAAATTTGTTTGCACGAAACAAATCAAATCTCTTTTTGCTTTCAAAAATTCCAACTACTCCTATGAGCATTGCAAAAGGTTTCCCAATCTCAAACAGCCTTTCGAGGATCTCTGTTTTTAAAGAATAAGGAGGGTTTGAAATGATATAATCACACTTAGGAGGATCTATTTTAAAAAAGTTTTCCCCGTTATCAATGTGAGTTGCGACAACGTTGAAGCCTTTTCTTTTAAATATTTTTACAAAGAAACTATCCTCTGTGTCAAATGGACACCAAATAGTAGACTGTGGTCTTAAGTACTCTAATATAGGATAGATAGCATACGGAGGTGTGTAAAACTCGTCATTCCCGCTGCCAGCCATTAAATCCATTTTCATAATCAAAATAATAGCCACCACCGATTTCTCGATGATGGCTGACTAAAAATTAAACTTATATTATGGAACAACTAAATTCCTTTCCAACTTAACGCTAACGGTTTGCCGACATACTCATAATATGCGTGCTGTAATTCGTGAATATTGACGCAAGTGGGCGTATATCTGACATCTTCACCAAATTGGACAGTCCATCTGCTTGGGTCGTATTGAAATCTATGTGTATAAATTTTATCACCATTGGTATTTAAATAGAAATCGTTTATATCAACATCAATCTTAAATCCAAATTCTCTCAAAGAATCTTCGTTTATATCAATAGGTGCAATGTCTCCGATTTCCGCTTCCCAAACATCACCCTCGTTGCCGTCAAAATCAAGGTAAACAAGCCCGTCAGAAAAGATTGCGTCCACATACATAGGCATTGAAAACTTACCTGTAATCTCGCTATATTCTTGCACCCAATCACCGATGCGAAGACCTTGCAGTGTTAAATGATTTTTATACATATATTTATGATTTTACTTTATGCGACTATAGTTTGTTTTTGGTACTCTTTCCTATAACTCATTGCTTTACTTCTTCATCAATTATCTTGTAATGCCTCCCCTTAAAAGTTCGTCCCTCATAAACAACTTTACGAACAACCCAATTTCCTATGTCATTTATTGTTTGGAAATCACGAATAGAGTTGTATATCTGACCTGTCTCAAGGCAAAGAACACGCACAGACCAACCCTTGCGCTTTGGAAACTTAAGTTTTGTAGTATCACACTTTCTGATAATTTTCTCTTTGGCAAAACTATCCCTATTGTTTATGTCTATTGCCGATACAGAGACGTTTCTACCAAGTTTTTCTTGCTCGTTCTTGTATTCTAATACAGAATATCTGTTACCTCTAAAGGTAATATCAACAACTTTATTATCTTTTTCCGCTGAACAAAGGTACTGAAGATTTGCAATCTTTTCTTTTTCAATCATAGTTGTTTATGTTTTGATTTAGTGGATAGGGCAGAACTCGAACCTGCACGGACTTACAAAGCGTTTTGCATCGCGACTCTCACGCTATATGCCACCCTTAAATCTAAGGACGCGTCTACCGATTCCGCCACCTATCCGAAAAGCAGGGGAGGTGAACCCCTGCGTTGTATTAATGCCTGCTAATATCTTTAAACATCGTCGGCACTGTACCATACAAGGGCAACTTGCCGTCCCACTTATCAATCCACATTTGTTCCAAAACGGCAGGTGTCAATGCTTTTGTGCGAAGTTCATTAGCTTTAAACTCGGCTTCGGCAGCAACAATCTTTTTCTGTGCTTCTGCCTGCACTACCTTAACTTCGTTCTGAACTCTCATTGCTTCCTGTACCGCTCTGTTCTTTGCATTCACAGATTCTACAATAGTCTTTGGATATTGCAAACCCGAAGTCAATTGTTCCAAATGGAAGTTTTCCCTTGCCAAAGATTTAGATAGATAGCTTTCGATAGCTCTTTCTACCAAGTCTCGGTTTGATACGATTTGGTCGGTTGTGTACTTATTAAGCTGAATACGAAAAGCGTCTCGTACATAGTTGTATAATGTGCCATGGATAACTTCACTCAACTCCTTTCTGTACTTCTTGAAAACATACGGACTTTTGCCGTCTACAATCTTCAAAGAAATAGTTGGATCAATCTTGAACTCACTACCGTCCTTTGCGTTAATGGTAAATGGTTCGTAGTCCACCGTTTGTACGTATGTTGGATATTCGTAGACCGACTGCGTGAAAGGGTTGTACCACACACGACCTGTGCAAAGGCCAATATCGTCCACACCTTTATCAGAACCGTAAAGATTCACGAGAATACCCTCGCTGCCAGCGTCTATACGCTCCGTGCAGGAGGTAAAACTATACAACACACACATAAGCATTAAAATGCTCGACAAAAATTTACTTTTCATTTTTTTTTGATTTTTAAATTTGTGAATAATGTTAGTTACTCCTGTAAGACATCTTGTCTTGAACGACAGAACTCCCCAAATAATGATTACAAATACACCTGCTATGTTGGCAAGCGTATCAGGCAACGTAATCATAGAAGTTCCCATTGAGATTACGCCAAGCGTAAGCAGAACCCACACAACGAATATGATTATTTTTGTACTCATCTCTATTATTGTTTTTTGTGTTCAAAAACATCAAGCAATGGTGTTTCAGAAATAGAAACGACTTCGTAATCATTCATTGTCTTGTTCATTTCTTCCTTGATATATGCACGAGCCTTATCAAGGCTGGCAGCCTGAACAAGATAGACAACAATAGTTCGTTTCTCTTTCTCCGTCTTTTCATCAAGCGTGATAAATGCGAGTTTTACACGGTAATACCTGTCGTCTGTGTCGACATCGCTAAAGAATATTTCGCTGTAGGCAGCACGAGTAATCGCTTTTACATCAAATTCACCGTTGATGTAGTTCGAAATCTCTTTTGTTATGACACTCTCTGCTTCTGTAAAACTCAAAGCCTCTACAGTGTAAGCTTCTGTAACTTTCTTGTTTTGGCCGTCTTCGGTGGTCCTGTCGTAACGCACCTTGGTCTCAAACCATTCAGATGTTCTGTTTCTCATATTATTTTCTGTTTTAATTATTTTGTTCTACCAATGGCAACACTCCATGTTTCTTCAATTCTTCATGTAGCATGGTTAGCCAATATCAGGTCGCAATAGAAGGTCTTCCGCCATTAGGGTTTTCCCCTAATTGGGTGAAAACCTCATAGTCCACATTCTCTACAAACCCATACTTTGATATGCGATTCTTAATCCAAGATGAAAAATCCTTTTTATTGATAAAAGAAAGCATGAAGTATTCTCGCGCTCACCGCTTCCGCCCATGCCTGTCCTCGATTGGAATCAAGTCTTTTATATTATTACTTTCGTTCATCTTCTTTGTTATTTTAAGCCTGTACTTCCATACCCTCCGCTTGCCCTTGCTGTGTCATCAAGCTCTTCAACCTCTACAAAATCAATAGGCAGAGTAAAACCAATTTTGCATTGGGCGATTCTATCCCCAATTTCGTACTTCGGCATGTTCGGCATGACGTGATAGAATACAGCAGAAACCTCACCCGTGTAGCTTTCATCAACTGTCCCAACGGAATTACTCAACACCATTCCTGTCTTCCACACGGACGAGCGTGGGCGAAGGTCTATATCAAACTTCAAGGGCATTTGAGAAGTGTCAATAGATACTCTATTTTTGAAACGCTCATTGCCAAGTATCATTACTTCTTCATCGCCACGTTCAATCTGTATTGCGAAGCCAAGCCCATATTTATAAACATTAGGGGCAACTTCCTCGCACGATGTAGCATACACGTCAAAACAAAAATCACTGTCATACTTTTTATATGGCATTTTTGCCAACGGGCTTAATTTCTTTACTTTTACTTTCATGTTGTTTTTAATTTAATAGTTGCTGCTTGCAATAATCTTCAATCTTGTCTTCATGCACATTAAGCGTGCAGGGAATTTCGTCCCCGTCCTCGTCGTAAGAAACCAGTTCTAAGCTACTAATTACTACAGAAGCGTATGTTGTTACCCATGCACCAGTGCCACTATAGTAATCATCTTCTTGGTAACTTTCCGTTTCTATATTCACACAGACATTGGCCCAAGTGTTATCCCCAAGTTCTACTTCCAAGTCGAAAGTTCCGTCGCAAGCTTCATCAAGGATTGCTGTTGCAATAGCATAATCTGCTTCATTCATAATTCTCTTTAATAATTACCCCCTCATTGATTTACCGCTAATGGTTATCTTTCTTGTTATGGCATGAAGTCGGTCTACTACCCTTTCTCCATACTTTTCTTTCAAGTGTTCTTCGTCAAGGTTTGTACTTATGATTAACAACTTGCCTTCTCTTTCTGCCGTGTCTACTAACTCCGCAAACGGAACACGCTTATTCCCATAGATATTACTAATATCTTCAGTGCCAATATCGTCAATATAGACGATATGATGTTTCATAATTTCGTCAGGCTTAGAGCTTAGTTCTTGTGCAGTATAAATAGAGATTATCTTTTTGCAATAGTAACTTAGTAGCAGTGGTATTATACGCATTCCAATAAGCGACTTCCCCAGACCACACTTGCCAGACAACAACAATCCGCGTCCTTTGTTATCGCTAAGCCAATCAGCTACCCTTTCGTAGTCTGGCAACCACCTGGTATTTTCTCCGCAAAACATTTTAATCCCATTGTGCAAGTTTGCTTGAGCATCGGGAATGCGTATATGTATAAGTTCTGGCATGGGCTTATAGCCCGTAACTCGCAAATATTCTATTTGTTTTTCAAAATCTATCTGTTCCATAATTACCCCCAATCTGTAGATTTGTCATAATTCATTTCACTCGTATTAATCTTTACCCCTACTGACATATTGGTCTTGCCTGCTTTTGCTTGGGCAACAAGCTCGTTATATTTAGAGCTAATATTAGATACAGACAAATTGCCCAATATCCAATTGTCGGTTATCTTGTTAAGAAAAACTTGCAGTGCATTAAGTAAGTCTGCGTTTTCGACTGTTAGCCCTCTATTCTTTCGAGAAAATTTCAATTGGTTTAGTAAGCGTTTCATTTGTGTAGCATCAACAGCTTTCCAATAATATTCCTCGCCAGTCTTTCCTTTGAAATAAAGTTCAAAAAGTTCTCTCGCCTTAGTAGTAAGCGTTAATTCTTTTTGCGGTGCCTTTTTAGGCTTGCTTTCTTTAGGTTTATCCACCGCGCTTTTTGCGCGGAACCCTCTGTTAAGAGATTTATTCTTTACTTCTTTACTTCTTATATTCTTTAGTTGTGGCTCACTTGTTGGCTCACTTGTTGGCTCACTTGTTGGCTCACTTGTTGGCTCACTTGTTGGCTCACTTGTTTGGTATTCGTCATATTTACAGATAGTTATGACACTGTATTTGTTGGTCGTTTTTCTCGAAATCACGCCGCTGTTTTCTAACAAAACAAGTTTCCTTCTTATGCTTACTTCTGGGATTTCAGTGTCTTCGCTTAGTTTCCTTCTCCCCGTAACAACCTGCCCTCGCTTAACAACAAAACCTCTCCAATTTTTGTCTTTGCTGTTTGCGGATAAGAGCAAGTGTAGGAAAAGATGGACTGCTTGGGAATCTGTGTACCACTCCCAATCTTGGAATTTCCTATATAATTTTATCCAGCCATTATCCATAAATTGCTATATGTTGCTTAAAATAAAATGTTCTTAAATCTTAAAGTGCGCTGCATACCACCCACAAACTTGGTGCAGCAGCACCGCACAGCGTGTATTTGGCTTATACACAGCGTGTTAGGCGATTTATCGAGTGGCAAAAAACCCTCAACATAAGGCACTACAGCGTACCCAGAATGAGATTATAAAAGCCATACCAATAATGGCATGGCTAATATATTATATATCAGAAGGGCAAGTCGTTCGGACTTCCTTCTGCTTGTTGCCGAACATATCCTTGCTGCTGTGTCCCTTGATTGTTTGCTTGTGGAGGGAACTGCTGTGGTGCTTGAGAAGAGAATAGTTCTTGACTTGCTTGCTGCTCATTGTTTCTGTCAACTCTCCAACAGGAAATTTGATTATAGAACTTTCCATTATACTCGTGACAAGCAATATCCAAGTGTACGCGTACTCGCTCATTTACCTGTAAGGCTGCGGTGTTAATTTTTTCTTCTCCAAAAATTTGGAAACAGATAGATCGAGGGTATTGTTCGTTCTCGCCCTCTACATTAATAACATACTCTTGCTTGCTCCAATCGCCTTTTTGAGACGTGCCTGCAACTTTTGGCAGAACATTGGTAATAGTGCCAATAATTTCTATATTCATTTCTAATTATTTATTTTGTTAAATTCAATTTCTTTAAAAAAGCTGGGTATCAAATCCTTTGCAGACTTATTCCACTCTCATTTGTAAAACAAGAAACACTCTGTTTTGTGTCAGAGTATTTTGGTTTGCACCTCGTTTATCTGTTGCATTTTCTTTTTCATGTATGCAACCGCAAGGCTGATACGGCTGACAATTTCTTTATCTATAGTGTTATCGCGATATATGCGTAGAATCTTTATTTGCTTGGACTTTGATACATAAGGGCAATAAGAAACGAAATCCCACCATGCTCTATCCCAAGCGAGCATATTCAAGTGTATTTGCCAATAGTATTCGGGCTTTAGTTCAAGAAGGTCTTCGGGTTTTTCCATAAGTAGATATTCAAGGTGGTGCTCTATGAGAAATGGACATTTAATTTCTATTCCACCTTCTTTGCTACGTACTATTCCATCTGCACTAACACCACAGAACTTCTCATATCCCTCGAGTGGCAAAAATTCTACTTCTATAACTTCGCTATTTGTTTCTGCTGCATATCTGTTGCGAGCCGAACTTTCCATAAGCGTGCCATAGTCCATAGCCCTACTGGACACGGTTCTGTCTTCAATGTACTCATCAAGCGTGCCATTTTGGGGAATATAACGCTCCATAATTTTCCGATTAAGGTAGGTGTATGTGGCATCGGAAAACGGCATGTTGACCTTTTTCGTTGTTGGTATATTTCTTGATTTAGGGTGTTCCATTTTGTACGCCTCTATTTCGTCATTTGTAAGCGGTACATCTTCTTTATGGTCCTTCATCAAGTAATGAAACTCGGACGCGGTAATTAGGCCAACACGTTGCCGAAACCACTCTTGAGAACGTTGCTCTATCATTTATCACTTTCCTTTTTACGTCCTACCTGCTTCTTCTCTTTGTCTCCAAATAGATCCTTGCTTGGGTCGACCTCCTCGACTGTAGCTTCGATTGATTGTGGCTCATTGTCAATATATTCAGGGGTAAACATATCAATGTCCAAATCCTCTACGTTGTCGGAGTTTACCTTTATACGAGCTTGGTCATATTTCAGAGCGGTAGCCATTTCTATTGACTGTGGGGCATACTTGCTCAACAATGCCTTCAAGACAGTTTTCTCGCACATTCTGTCGAACTGATCTGGGTCTGTCCAAGGCGATGTTCGCCCTGCTCGGAAAGCTTGTGAGTATTTCTTAGCATGCTTTACAACCTCGTCCTTAGTCCAGTAGATGGTTTTGTTGAAGCCATTAACAAGTTCGAGACGAGCCATGTACCCAATTATCTCATCAGTTTCTCTTTTACCCTCATCAAACTCATAGTCGCCTGTAAACTTGTTGCGTTTCACAAGTTCTCCCTTGTGTACGGGTTCTGAAATTATATTACGGATTTCGCCAGAGCGAAGGCAAAGCTGAAGTAGCCCCTTGTAACCCAACTGAAATTGGCTCGTACGCCCATAAGGAATAATGTACGCATATCCCATTGTTGGAACGACGGGAAGTTGCAAAGTTGCGGCTACCATAGCTGCTCCAACAATACTCATCGGATCGCATTTACGAAGGTAATTATTACCATTTGTTACAGAAATTACCGAACTGATAAAACCTGCCGCTTGTGATTCGCTTCCAAAACACCCTGCTATTTTTTGCATTACTGATGGATTTTGCATAATAGAGGCAACTGTCTGTGGTTGCTTTGTCAAATTTGTTTCTGTCATAAATAATTTGTTTTATATCGTTAATAATTTCTATCAATTTGTTATAAACATTGGATTTTAACAGAGGCTTCCACTTGTCTATAATATCTTTATAATGTTTTTTCTTTTCGCACACATAAGCCGCTATCGCATCTTTCTCTGTTCTGAAAGAACCTAAATAAGTTTTAGAATAAATTGCCAAAAAGGATTTCCCTGATTTATAAACCCCAAGATGTTTCTTCTTATTCGTTTTTGTGATAGAAGTTAGCATATAATTAATTTCTGGCGGGATAAAACAACATGTGGAAGGAGAGTAAATCTTTACATCAAATCCATAACAAAAAACATCTTTGTCAATATCAAACCCCTTGATGTAATTTTCTTCATACCATTTGCGATATTCTGAATAATAGAGCCAACTATCACATACGACACAATTCTTGTATGACGGGTGTTTTGCCTTGTATTCCTCATCACAACATCTTTGTATCATAGACCGCCATTTTTGGAAAGACCTTTCATTGGTTGCAACATTTACGGAGTCATTTACACCAAACCTTCTTTTCCTTAATTTCGGGATAATTACTCCTTTGCGCTCGGCGCTCTGCTTTAAGAATTTACAATATTTACACCCCCCAATATTTGATAATAAAGAACGAATGCTGACATATATAGTATTTCCACATTTATTACACAAGACTGGATATTTTTCTTCCAAAGAGTATTTTTGCGGAATTAATGATAAATTATATCTTTCACCATGTTTGTTTTTTACCCTCTTTATATTTTCCTCCAAAGATAAATATGGATGGCTTTTCTTTTCTATACTTATTAATTTCCCACACTCAGGACAACCACAGCCTGACAAGTGCGATTGCGGCCACTGCGAGAATTCTCCATGCTCTTTGCAAATTATACGAATTTTTGTCCTTTTGTTGATATAGCCTGT